TTACATGTTCGCGATAATCGCGTCGCCAAACTCGCTACATTTCAGCAGCTTAGCGCCTTCCATCAGACGTTCGAAGTCATAGGTCACGGTCTTGGCGGCGATAGCGCCTTCCATGCCTTTGACGATCAGGTCTGCGGCTTCGAACCACTGCATGTGGCGCAGCAGTAGTTAACTAATAACATCATTACTTATTGATTTAAAAAGAAAAATAGGTATTTTTGATATGTGGTTAATGTTTTTAGCCTAAGCCCTAACCTATTGAAATTCATTAGTATATTTTCAGTTTTGATAACTGGCTTTGAGTTTTTCAGCTCATCTGGATAGTGAATTATTAGCCAATAATACTCACTCCCTGTGAGTCGGGTTAAATATTTCGGATGTTCTAATTCATGCTTTGAAAGCATTATAAAAATACTATAAAAAAGCCTCGAAATTCGAGGCTTTGATTGAAAGCGCCATCACTATAATATTATTTTAATAATTATCTACCATGTAATTATTGCTCTTTTCCAAACCATCTTCCCTTTTTTCTCTTCTTTTACATACAGAATCTTTTTCATAATAAAATAAAAAACAAGAGAAAGCGCAATTATAGTAATATACGCACCGATACCGAAAGATACCAGAAACACAACTAAGATTCCAAAGAGCGCTACCAGTAAAGACGTACCGATAGATACCAAATTAATTCTTTTGCGAGCGTCTCTTGATACATACCCTTTAATCTGAAATGCATGGCAACTTTGGCAGCGGTCCTCAGCAATTAAATATGCACCACAAAATGGACATTTTTCATCTTTTGTTATCATTTATTTTAAATCTCGACATAATAGTAATCGCTCATCCACAACCTTCCCTGGCAAGCGCAATCAACAACAGAATGTACTTTATTTTTTTGTTCTATTGTCTCAACTCCCTCAACAATTACGAAATTGCAGTATGATTTTACTTCATTTAATACCTTAAATAATTTACTCTCATACTGTATTTCCCAGAAATAATCTTTATCGATTTTTATACATTCAAAATTAAACATCTGAATAATTGTAATACTTGTTAAGCCCCTCCCAAAATCATCCAGCCATACTGGACACAATTTCGAAAGACACTTTAAGTCACTCATACAGCATTTAGTATTAAATTCATGAAACTCTTCGTTAATCTCAAAGGCAATGTTTTTTTGTTTTTTTAAGTAATCGCTAATATATTTATCATTCAAGATGTAATCGCTAATTAGGCTGTCAACATTCAACGAAACTGGCTTTAAATTCAATTTAGAAGCGTCAATTTCTTCAATTGTTAATATCTGCTTATTAAACAAATCGATTTTTTCTTTGTCACTTAGTGCGCTGAAACAAAAAGCACTTTCATTAGCAAGATAACCATTAGCATTCTTTTTTTTAACATTTTTCGTGAGAATTTCCCAAGAATGTACAGAACCATCTTTTTTGTAAGATGGTTCTAAAACAAATCTACAGGATTCTATTTCCACACTGTTCTTTATCATTAAAAAAACACCGGAACTAAGAATAATCCTAATCGTGTCATAATTTAATATGAAAGAGAAATAGTTTAAAATGATCGATAACGATCTAATGATAGGCAAAAACTATCATACTTTGAGTATCGATCGATTATTCAAATCAAATGAAAAAAAAGGTAAAAAAAGAAAAATGATTTCATTATTAAAACTATTTGGATCAGATAGTTGCATCAAGCGAATGACTTGGGTGGCAGATGTCCAATGTAAGTTGAAAGGCGCTTGTGGTTTCGAAGAGATTAATCCTTGTTAAAACTGTGGATAATGAACGTTCTTAAACATATATATGTATAAAATCATGAGAAAAGAAATCATATCATCTTCAATTATTTGGTATACAATATCCATTCTTTCCGTTACGTTTAACTTCATATAACATTTCATCAGCCTCTTTGATCCACTCGATGATTGATTCTTTATTTTCTGCACAAGAAATACCGATACTGACGGTACAGTACATATCTTTGTGGGAAGGCAATGAAAGATCTTTAATATTTTTTTGAATTAAATGAACCATAGCTATAACAAGCTTGCTATTACTGTTGTTAACAATTATAGCCAACTCATCGCCACCAATTCTTGCTGGCACGTCCTTCTCACCAGCGCACTCTCGTAATATTGTTGATATACGAGATAACACCGCATCGCCTACTTCATGACCATAGGTATCATTAATTTTTTTAAAATTATCAACATCAATGAGCATAAGATATGAATGAATTCTTTTTTTACGCGTCGCACGAAAAGCACTTTCCATTTTCTGCTCAAAAAAACGGCGATTTGGAAGATCTAGACCAGGATCCATCAGGGCCTGCTTTTCCAGTAACTCCCTTCTTTTCCTCAACTTTATAGATAAATGTCTTGAAACTACACTCAATACAATGGGATAGCAGGTTGCCAAGGGTAAAGAAAGCAATACCGTTCGGGTACTGAATTCAATCGTATATCTGAAATCATTTGCTAACCAAACTGCCAGGAAACTAATCATCATACACGTTAATGCTGGTTTTAAAATTTTCCATCCACCAGCAGCATAGCGATCAGCTATTTGAACTGAAATTATGAATAATGATGGAATTGGACTAATTTGCATTACGGCTATCCAGATACCAGCCCAGAATGAATCAAGTATCATATTCTTTTTTTCAGTACCCAGCATATCCTTCGACATCATGCTTGCCAGATAAGCAACCGATGGCCAGATGAGTGCATTCAGAATTAACAAGGCTATTGTTATTTTTTGATGTGACTGCTCCTGGAGGACAGAATATATAGGAAGAAAGCAAAGAACGACACCTATCTGACGTAAAAAAAATACTCGTTTAATAAACGATGAATTTCTATCAGATATGTATTTTTCATCCGGGAAATTTGTTAACATAGAAAGCCTATTAAAAATCGCTAAGAACCGATATCACTACAACCCACGAAATAACAAGATAAAACTGCCCTGCATTACAAATTTATAACATAGGTGTAAAAATTACAAGATTGCACCTCAATTAATTATAAACGTGTCAATAATAATATTTAGCATCCATTTCCCTGAATCTATTTTTATGATTTCTATCTGATGAAAAGTATTACTTTAGTTTTAAATCCTTAAACATGAAAACCCAACAGGATTTAGCACTATTGCATTATTAATTTTGGTAGGTTATTAAAAAACGACACAACATCTGACCAGTAGAACTTTACTTGAACTTACTTATCGTTTACTGCAAATTATTCTGTGATGTACACAGCAATTAATGTCGTTTCAGTTGCCCCCGGCAAGTGCCTCCGGGGGATTTTTTATGCTCCTCAACTTTCTAGGTCGTCAACTCGCCTAATCAAATCCTGTACCACGGTCACCAAATCGGCGATGATGGCCGTGTAATCCACATTCATCACCCTGAATTTTTCGCCATCAATCTCCTGCTCGATGCCGGGGAAGGTATACAGGTCATCAACTTTCTCAGCTTGCTGGGCTATAAACCCACGCCTCCTGCGTGTTTCGCCCTTCATATTGAACTCGCATACCCCCAGCGCGTTAATGCGCCTGGAGGCACCTTCCTGAGGTTCCGTAAAATCCTCTTTCAGCCGCACGTCTGAGCCGGTAGTCAGGACGTCCCCCTTGCCAGTGGAAATGGTGCCGCCAGCACGGAATATCCATGCGTCAGTACGTCCGAACCCATCCGCGTACAGCACAAGCCGGTGCTCAGTCCCGACCTGCTCTTCCATGTACATCTGTACGTAAGCCCCGTCCACGTCACCATAGGCCCCGCGCCCGGCCATCAATGAGCGTACCGGACTGGAGGTCAGTTGCGTTCCGATGGCTGGGTTTGCTGGCATGGTCGATGATGCTGTGATCCTCCCGTCCGTTACCCAAAAACTTTGTACCTGCGCGTTCAGGCGGTTCTGCCTGTCGTGGATAAGGCGAGCGGTATAATCCGCACTGCTGCCGTTGTAGTGGAAGTCAATGTAAGGCGTGCTCATTGACAGCTCGATCGCCTGCGTCAGAACCTTCCCCTTTGACGTGTTATCGATGTTGCCGCCAGCTGATAACCCACCGGGCAAAGTCGTCTGGTTATCGGTCCCAATAACGAGGATGTCATCAAAGGTATCTGACGGTGACACAGTGGTCGCTCTTGAACGCTGAACCCTGAACGGTGTTCCCGAGCCAACGGCAATTGTCCCGCCTTGCCCCTGTTTTTTGAGCAGAGCCAGATCTGAGTTCTTACCGAGAATAAAACCGGCATTATCGCTGGTTATAACCTGCGAGCCGTCGAGGTCGTTTCCTCCGGTGAGTTTTGCCAGCGCGTTAAGATCCGATGCCTTCGCCATCCCGCCTATCGCCGGCACGGTCACCTGCTTTCCGGTGATCGGGTCAGTCAGGGTGATATTGCCACTGCCGGTCAGGGCCATCGACCAGCCCTCCACCACACTACGCCAGAATGCAAATGCGCTGGTCAGCTGGTTAGCAAACGACGAGGTACTGGCGGTTTCAGCGGTTATAATGCCGTAACTGGCGCCGGAAAATGCGGTGGTGATATGCCGGGTCAGCGTCAGCTGCGTGTCACTGTCCACGGATTTGATCGCATACAGGTCAGCACTACCGCTGCGGTAGACCACCAGAATCGACCCCGGCTGTATCCCCAGCGCCACCTGTGACCACTTTGTTGTCGCTCCTGTCACCCGCGCCTGAGATGCTGCGCCCGTGACGGTGCCGACTTCATACATCGCCATAATAAAGTTCCTCCTGGATGATTATCCCTGGAAAAAGAAAAGGCCCCTGGCGGGGCCTCTGTTAGCTAAATGAACTGCTGTCCGTTCGAAAGGCGGTTGCGGTGATGTTCTCGACTGTGCAGGTGTAATCAATCGCGGCATTTCGACCTGTAGCCTTGATAAAGAAGCCGACATTGTTGTGGTCAGCATCCAGGCGCGCGGCAAACCGCAATTCAAAGGCCGTGGTGCCGGCTGTGATGTTACCAGCATCGACGAAGATACGGCGGGTTACCTCCTGCCCACCAATGTTGAACGTAATATCAGAGGTATACCCCAGGCCACTGCCCGTCCCATAGGTCTGGCACACCAGGGTGCAGGCCAGAACCACTGTCATGCTATATCCCCTGTTCTGATACGCACCGTTCCGCTGTACCGTCTGGTTGCGTCGGAAGGTCAGGCTGTCGTAACCTTTTGCCACCGCAATGTCACCGATGAACGCATCCGCCTGGACAGTGCCACGGAACACGCCGCTATTCGCTTCGACCCTGCCACGAACGATCACGTTATTGAACTGCGAAGAGCCATCCTTGGCGATACGCCAGCCTTGCGACCCGTCAACAAAGTTATTCGAGCGGATCTCGTTGCCGATCTTCGCGTTCGTGATGGAACCGTCCGCGATTTTGGTTGAGGTCAGGGAACTGTTTTTGATACGTGCCGTATCGATATACAGTTCATTGCCTTCGGCAATCATCACCGGCACTGCCGTCGCATTGTTACGGTTAAACAGCGAGAAGCGGTCGGCATAGAGGATCATGTCGCTCGTTTCACCATTGCTGCCCAGCGTAATCCCCGCGCCAACATTCTTCCCGTTAACCGTCTCAACCTTCATCGACCACAGCGAACTCACCGTACCATTCACATCCGCCACGGTTTTAGCGGTGTTTTGAACGGAAGCGCTGAGATCCCCGACACTGGATGTCAGGGTCGTCTGCTGCGTTGCCAGCGCCTCCAGTGCCGTTGCATGCGTCTGCTGGGTACTGGTGATACTGGCCACCGATTTAATCGTGTTGTCCAGCGTCGTCTGGTTTTTGATGTTGGCGGCCGCCTGCGCGTCAATCTGCGACTGAAGCGAGGTATTCAGGCTGGCCTGTGTGCTCTGGCTGTCGCTCAGCGTCTTCGCCATGTTATCGACGCGGGAGTTGGCGTTATCCACTTTCGTGGCCAGTGCCGTCTGCTGCTGCGCCTGGGCAGTGATTTTCCCTTCGGCATCCGTTACGCGCGCAGTCAGGCCGCTCACGGCACTCGCCGTCGCGTCAGAGGCATCCTGTGCCGCTTTCGCATCGGTAACATCCGTGATGACCAGATCGTCGATATACAGTGAATAGCCAGGGGTACCGTTGCCGGTGGCGCCACGGGTGGAGATCCAGACCACTGCGCGTGTTCTGCCCGCCCCGTTGTTACTGGCGATCCCCGTGAATTTCACCCACTTATCGCGCGCGCCCAGAGAGGCTTCGCTGACAGTGACCGCCGCCTGCCACGCATTTTGCCCGGCAGCATTCTGCGACTGGATACCGACCAGCGTTGTCCACCCGGAGGAGGGTGCCTGATCCGCCGGCATCATGGCCCAGAACTCAAACCGGAACTTCGCGTCCTCACGGACTGACTGCCAGGTGCCAAGCTGTTTATCGCTGTTGCCGTTGTTGTTCGCTCCTCGACTCACCTGCAGGCTCTTATTGCCGGTGAATTTCTGAGACGCCACCACAACGGCGGTGCCGCCCCCGCCCAGCACCTGGCCATCGCTGTAGCTTTCAAACGTACCGTCAACCCACGGATTAGCTCCCTGAGTGCGGATGGTATTGATGGTGCTGGTCAGCGACGTGATGCTCTGCGACTGGCTGGTGATGGTGTTTTCCACCTGGCTGACGCGACCGGTCAGTGAACTCACCGCGGACGTGTCAGCCTTTTTACCCAGCTCAGTATTCATCGTGGTCAGGCTGTTCTGCAGACTGGTGAGCTGCTGCGACTGCGAATCCAGTTTACCCTCGGCAGACGTCATCCGGGTGGTCAACCCGGTGACAGCGCTTTGCTCTGCTTTCTGACTGACCGCCGCATTCGTGACGGCCAGATCACCGCTGAGTTTCGTCAGCTGCTGCGCCTGGGTGGTGATAGCCCCTTCCGCAGCAGTGACCCGGGTATTAATCTGAGAGATGGCCCCGGCATTAGCCGCGATATCCTTTTCATCCGTAACATCGAGGACATGGAAATCATCGAAATACATTGCCCCCGCGCTGAGGAAGGTCGTCAGCTGGAAACTGGCCGTCGTGGTCTTCGTGGCTTTCCAGTCAAACGTTACCAGTTGCCAGCCAGAACTAAACGGTCCGTAGTTTGAGCCGACCAGCAGGCCAGTGCTGTCAGCCACACGAAACTTCGTGTTACCCGCATCTTTAATCGTGGTTCCCGGGTCCTGCTTCGCCCATACCCCCATGCGGTAGGTACGGCCCTGCGTGATACTGATTTCCTGTCCGACCAGGTTCGACTGGCCGGCGGACATTTTCAGCGCCTTGTTACCCGAGTGCGGAACCTGTAAATCGGCCACCGTCGCGGTACTGCTCCAGCCGGTAAAGCCCGCCGCGCCGCGCTCAAAACTGCCGTTGACAATGAGGTTGCCCGGCATTTTCCCGCTGGCGTCAATATCCGCTGCCGTCTGGCTCAGGCTGTTACTCAGTTGCGTCAGAGAATCTCCCTGCGCACTGAGTGTTTTGCCCTGCTCCGTGACCTGGTTCTGCAGGGTGTTCATCGCGCTTGCGTCCGCTTTTTTGTTCACGTTCGCATTCGTCGTGGCCAGATCGCTGCTGAGTTTTGTCAGCGCGCTGTTAGCTGCCGCGATGTCATTCCCCTGCTGCGTCACCGTGCCCTGCAGCTGCGTCACCGCTGTCGTGTCAGCCTTTTTACTCACCGTATCGTTTGTCGACCGGAGGCTGTTCTCCAGCGAGGTGGTCCGCGTGCCGATGCTGCTGAGCGTATCGCCCTGCTGGCTAACCGTGGTGGTCAGTGAATCCACCGCTTTTGCGGTCGCATCTGCGGTTTTCTGCGCACTGTTCGCCGCCGTCACGTTACGCATATGCCAGTCGGCAGCGTACCAGACGGTGCCGAACGGGCTGCTCTGATTAACCTGCAGGAACGGCCGCAGCAAGCTGGTATCGGATGGTACCGTAAAACGCCAGGTGGCTCGTTTCCACGCGGTGGTGGTCCTGGTGTTGCCCCCGGACGCTTTCGCTCCGATGCCACCGGTGGCGGTGGTGGCCCGACCGATATAGAAGTTAAAGTCAGCGCTGCCGGTACCACACGCTACCAGAGCAGACATTTCGAAAACGTCGCCCGGCGTCACGGCGATGTTGTTAATTTTTGGCACATGGTCTCGCCCGGCCAGCCGGACGGCATACCTGAACGGGCAATCAGCCGGCACACCATCGGCGGTGGTCTCCACCACGTCATAACCCATGCGGTCATACGCCGGATCAAATGACGGGTTTGGAATGTAATCATCCCCGGCAGCATTCCCGGCGTTCACCGCTGCCGTCAGGCTGACGATGTTGCTGTTGGCTGCCGTGAGGCCTGCCTCGGTTTTCTCCACCCGGCCAGTCAGCGCGTTAAGCGCCGTCTGATCCGCTTTGGTGTTGACCTTATCGGTGGTGCTGCTCAAATCGCCCTGCAGCTTCGTGATAGCCTGCCCCTGGGAGGTGATTTTGCCTTCCGCACTGCTGACCCGGCTGGTGAGATCACTCACCGACTGCGCGCTGGCCTTTTGTGCCACGTTGTTGTTGGTGGTGTTCAGGCTGTTCTGCAGATTCGTGATGCTCTGAGACTGCGCGGTCATCTGCCCCTCGGCATTCGTCACCCGACTGGTAAGGCTGTTAATGGCCGATGTGTTCGCGGTAATACCGCTGGCCGCATCATCCGGACTCGGTGACCAGTCGGTCATCACGGTCCCGGTTTCCAGCTGAGGGCGGCAGAGCCAGACTTCTTTGTCCGCAGACGTCGCGCTTTCCAGACGCGCGGCAATCAGCCGTTTGGTGCCACTGGTGGCAGGAATAACCCATTTCACCCAGTAACGCGCCCATGCGGTGGTCAGTTTCGTGACCGCCTTGCCGTCACCGGCCCCGCCTTTAACGCCCTGGCTGGTTTCCGTGGTGGTGGTGTTCGACGGGTTATAGAAATAACTCGCCATCTCATGCCCGTCATAAGCCCCTTTCGCATAGAAGCTGAATACAAATTCCGTACGCCCGGTAACGTCCAGCGTCTGTTCATCCAGCTGGGTATAACCGGATGCACCTTTCGCCAGCCGGGTGTAGGCCACGCGGTCGCCCAGATAGGTCTCTGTGGCGTGGCGGCTGCTCCATCCTTCCAGTGTGTCCGCATTGCGGATAAGGTTGGTCCCGCCCACGGCCAGGGAGGAAAAGTTGTTTTCCAGGTTCGTCAGCGCGCTGCTTTGCGTGGTCAGATCCCTGCCATGCTGTTCAACGGTGTTCTGCAGGCTCTGCAGCGCCGTTGCATCAGCCTTCTTCGCCACATTGCTGTTAGTCGTGTTCAGGCTGTTCTGCAGGCTGGTCAGGCTGTCTCCCTGCGATTTCAGACCGCCTTCGGTAGCCGTCACGCGGGTCGTCAGATTCGTCAGCGCGCTGGCATCGGCCTTGCCGCTGATATCCTTACCAAGTTGCGTCACATCCGACTGCAGTTTCGTGATCGCGCTGCCCTGAGACGTAATATTCTTCCCGTTCTGCGTGACTGACGCGGACAGACTGGAAAGCGCCTGCGCATTCGCATCGGCGGCATCGAGCGCCGCTTTCGCATCGGTCACGTCAGTGATGATCAGATCATCAATCAGGAAGGCGTCACCCAGGCGAACTTTTGGTGTATTCGGGATGGAGATCCTCACCATTGCCTGTTTCAGCGCGGTTCGGTTGTTGGTTAGATAGCCACTGACTTTTGTCCAGTTGTCCACCGACAACTCGGAGACTTTCACGTTCAGGCCAGGCCACGACCAGCCATTGGCAGAATCCTGGAAGGAAAATCCGAGCACCATATAAACGGTCGGATCGGCAGTCGAGCCAGCCGGCAACTTAACCCACGCCTCCACGTAATAGACCGCGTTATCGCGAACCTGCATGCCCGAAAAGATATGGGTATCGTTATTATCCGTCGCGTTCGGGTTGTACTCCGTACTGCGCGTAACACGCAGGCTTTTGGTCCCGCTGTGAGCAGCTTCACTGGTGATAACGGCGCGGGCATTACTGAGAACATCGCCGACGGCATAGGATTCAAAACTGCCGTCCGGCAGTACGTTGTCTCCCCGTGTCGCCTGCTGTTTCAGCGATGTATTCAGGCTGGTCAGGCTGTCGGCCTGGCTACGGATATCCTTTTCAGTCTGGGTAACCCGGTTGGTCAGTGAACTGACCGCCGACGCATCAGCCTTCTTCGCCACATCGCCTTTGACCCCTTCCAGCGCGTTATTCAGCGCCGTGATGGATTGCCCCTGTGATGTCAGGGTGTTCCCCTGGTTCGTCACCGTCCCGGTAAGAGACGAAACAGCATCGCTGGTCGCCTTGATGTTGGTTTCATCGGTGATATCAAACACCCGGACGGAATCGAGCCAGATTTCACCGTTTGTCGGATGAGAATAAAGTTTGAAGTTCTGCCCGTCCGCGCCGGCAGCCGTCAATCCGGTTTCCCAGGTGATGGTTTGCCAGTCAGTGGTCAGCGTGACTGTTTTATCCTCATACGTACTGTCCGTCTGGCCGATTTTGTTCTGGCGACGGATCAGCAGACTCATCGCGCCGGAAACACCTTTGGCCTTCACCACCACCCGATACTTGCGCTGGCCATTCAGCGGCACCGGCTTGTTGTTGTTGGAGAAAATGCCTGGGCTGGTAGTGGTCGTCCGGTTCAGCCGGACCCCCGCTTTCCCGTCCCCGAAATCGCCAAAGGTCACACCGGCTGGATACTGAATATCCCAGGCCGTGCTGCCCTGCAGAAAATCAAAGTTCGGGATCAGGTTGCCGCCGGCGTTGCGGGTGGCCGTCAGCACATTCGCCAGATTTGTCAGCTGCTGGCTCTGTGTGGTCAGTTTCCCTTCCGCCTCTGTCACCCGGTTATCGACCGAAGTCAGTGCCGTTGCATCGGCCTTCTCCGACACATTGCTGTTGGTCGTGTTCAGGCTGTTCTGCAGGTTCGTCAGCTGCTGGCTTTGTGAGGTGATGGCCCCTTCCGCTGTGCTGACCCGGCTCGTCAGTCCGGTAACGGCGCCGGCGGTGGCATCGATGTCCACCCGGTCGGTAACGTCAGTGACGTAAAAATCATCGAAGTAGCGGCTGCCGCTAATCAGATAGTTACTCAGCGTCACCGGCAGGCTGGCTGTCTCCGTCGCTTTCCAGCGACCGGAAATCAGGGTCCAGTTTGTCCCCACAGTACCGCTGTTGTATGGACGCTCAAAAACCGGCTGGCCGGCAGAGTTGCCGATCCGCAGCTTGTTGTTCCCCGCGCCATTATCCGTCGTCGCTCCGGGTTCTTTGACCCACACCCCGATTTCATAGGTTCGCCCCTGAACAAACGGGATGTATTGCCCCGGAGTCACATTCCCCGGATCAACCTTCAGCGCCCGCGTCCCGCTAAGAGGAACGGAAACCTCCACCACACTGGTAGCGGTTGACCGCCCGGTGTAACCATCCAGCCCGCGTTCAAACGAGGGATTCACGACCAGGTTACCCGGTATCTGCCCGCTGGCATCGATATCTGCCGCGACCTGCGAGAGGCTGTTCGACAGGTTCGTCAGCGAATTGCTCTGGCTCTCCAGCGTTTTGCCCTGCTGCGTCACTTTCGTGTCGAGCGTGGCCAGCGCTGTCGCATCGGCTTTCTGCGCCAGCGCTTTATCGGTATTCACCAGATTTCCGGTCAGTTTCGTGATAGCGCTGTTCGCAGCAGTCAGGTCATTGCCCAGCTGTGTGACGGTATTGGTCAAATCCTGCACCGCTGTCGCATCAGCCTTTTTGGCCACTGCGGCATTGGTGGTTGCCAGCCCGTTTTCCAGCTGAGTTGTCCGGTTGCCGGTCGAGGTCAGCAGATTACCCTGTTGCGTCACGGTGGTGGTCAGGGAGTCAACCGCCGCCGCCGTGGCATCCGCAGTATCCTGAACCTTTTGCGCCGCTGTCACATTTCGCATATGCCAGTCCGTAACGAACCATACGGTGCCATACGGGCTATTCTGCGAGATCTGCAGGAACGGGCGGATATAACCCCTGTCCACCATCGCCTGCGTGACCTTGAAGCGCCAGGTGGTTCTCTGCCAGGTCGCGGAGGGTGATTTCCCGCCCCCCGCCATGAGTGGCGCACCGGTGCTCGTATCTGGCCGAACGGCGGTGCCAACATACAGATTAAAATTCGCCGTGCCGGCGCCGCAGGCAACCAGTGCGCTGATCTCAATCACATCGTTAAGCGTGGCCGGGAACGCGGCAAAGTTAGGATGGTGATCCCGGCTGGCAATTCGGGCCGCATAACCATACGGGCAGCCCGGCGGGACCTCCTCAGCCGTCGTGGATACCACGCTGAACCCCATCTGGTCATACGCCGGGTCAAACGTCGGGTTGGGAATTAAATCCCCGCCTGATGCGTTTCCGGCCCGTACAGCGGATTTCAGCGAGGTAATGTTGGCGTTAGCAGCCGTCAGCCCGGATTCCGTCTTCTCCACTCGTCCGGTTAGCGAGTTCATCGCCGTCTGATCCGCTTTGCTGGCCACGTTCGCGTCTGTCAGCGTCAGCGCATTCCGGAGCTGGGTGATGTTCTGCGAATTGCTGACCACATCGTTGCCAATCTGGCTGACATTCGAGCTGAGCACGCCGGCTGCGTTTGCCAGCGCGGAAACCCCGAGACCGGAGTACATCTCAGCAACCTTGTCTGACAGCTTCAGGCCCAGGTTGATATACGCCTGGCCGGTCCACTGATTCACCAGAAACTCAACGGTGTTCCAGCCGGCTTTCAGTTCAAAACTGACGGTATTCCAGCTGGCGTTACCCCAGGCGACCTGAACCCCATTCACAAATATGGCGCCGGTATCATCAAAAACCCTGGCGCCGGGCGCCAGTGTGATGGTGGTATCTGCGGCCACTTTCACCTGGCAGGAATACAGCGCGATCAGATAGCTGCCGGCGGACGTAAAGTCCAGTTTGGCCGCGTCGGCCACCTCATCCACGACCGTTGGCGCCACGGCGCGAACATCGCTGAATGACGGGACTGTCCCGGCGTTAGCCAGCTGCACAGGATAGAGTCGACGGGACCAGCGATTCGGCTGGCCATTGACCAGTTGATTCGACAGGCTGGTGATGCTGTCAGTATTGCTGCGAATATCCTGCCCGTTTTGCTCTACCTGCTGCGTTAAGGCTGTGACCGCAGCCGCTTCGGCTTTCTTCGCCAGCGCGGCATTTGTCGTGCCCAAATCGCTCGTCAGTTTCGTGATGGACTGACCCTGGCTGGTTATCCTGTCACCCTGCTGGGTAACAACAGACTGCAGCCCGCTCAGCGCCTCATTCGTACCAGCCAGGCCCGTTTCCGTCTGGCCAACCCGGTTAGTGAGCGATGTTAACGCGGCGCCCTGCGATGTCAGCGTGGCGCCCTGTTGCTCAACTTTCTGCGTCAGGGACGTCAGCGCGGCTGCATCGGCTTTTTTCCCGAGGCTGGTTTCCAGGCCACCGATACGGCTCGCCTGCGCGCTCTGCTCTGTCGTCAGAGAACTCAGTTCACCAGAAACAGCAGCTTTGTTGTCGTTAAACTGCGTCTGCAGGGACTCTCTGGCCTTAACTTCCGCCGAGATGGCGGTAACGCGCGCAGTTTTTTCCTGGTACAGCAGCCCGGAGGTGACTTTCTCCAGGTCGCTCCCATCATAGGAGCCACGCATCTGCGCCGCCAGCGTGCTGCGTGCCTGCGCTTCGGCGGTCAGCGCGTTACTCAGCGTACTGCGCACATCCTGCAAAGCAGCCGTACTGGCGCCGGGTGCTGGCCGGCCAACGGCGATCCAGTCGAATTCGATAAAGTTGCTAGCATCCTGCTGGTTCGTCAGGTCCAGGCGAATACGATCAATGTTCCCTGTCCACGGAATATCACGCACCGTCAGGGTTGCCACCCCATCGGCATATTCCGGCTCAGCAACAATGTATCGCTTCGTGTTATTGAAGTTTTCGCCGGCAGACACCCAGCGGATCTCACCCGCCCAGACTGGTTTGCCGGTTTTACGAAAGCGCAGCATGATGAAACGGTACGCCGCACCATCGACAGCCAGCCCGCCAGGAGAGGTAATGTACGGATCGGTGGCGCTGTCCGCCGGGCGTAACCAGCCATCCTGTGACACACCCGGTACGCCGGCGCTGCCGGTCCAGCCCTCGGTCGTCTGATTGTTGAAATGCCAGATAACCTGCGAATCGAACTGGATATTAGCGCCGGCTGCGAGGCTGGACATTTCCCGCGCCAGATTTTCATCGGCGGTCTTCATCACCTGAGTCAGGCTCTCGATACTCGCCTCAATCCCCTGCGTTGCCGCCAGCAGTTCATCAGCGGCCTGTGACGCCTTCGCGTTAACATCGGCAATACGATCCGCGGTCTCCTGCTTCACCGCATTGGTCAGCGTGGTGTTGACCTGAGACAGCGACTGCTTCAGGCCATTTTCGGCAGTCTTTATCTGCGCATTCAATGCGGCATCGCCGTCGGCCAGCGTTTTGCTGACCCTGGCAATCTCCAGGTCGATGGTGGCGTTGATTTCCGCAGCCGTATCGGTGACTGACTGTCTTACCTGGGTGATGCTGTCGGTCAGCGACTTGTTCACAGTTGCGATCTGCTTGTTCGCATCTGCGACGGCGGATTTTGCCTCCTGAACGCCTTTGTTTGCCTGAGCCAGACCAGAATCGAGAGCCTCATTGACCGAGGTTATCTCATCCGTGATGGTTTTATTCACGGCGGAGATCTTCCCGTCAACATCAGCAGTGATGCTTTTCGCCGATGCATCAATATCCTGGCTGACCTGCTTCGCCTGGTCTTCGGCTTCCTTACGCAGAGCTTCAGCGGTCTGCTCCAGTTCCTGCTGTGTATTGCGGATACCTTCCTGCGTTTCGCTAATGGTGCGCTGCGTTTCCTCCCAGGCAGCCGTATCCTTGATCGCGTCAGTCAGGTTTTCGTAGTAGTCATCAAAGTTATCGCTGGCCATCCCCTGGACCCAGCCGGTCCACGGGCTTTCATTGCCAAGACGATCCACAAGGCGCGCCCGGTACCAGAATTCGGCGCCCATACTGAGGCCCATCTGCTGATAGCTTTTCCCCGGATAGGCCACGTCTGATAACGGCATTGGCGCACTGCCGTCCTGGTTTTTGCTGTACTGCAGTTCCGTGCGCAGCGTATCCCCGGAGCCGGTCGGGAACTCCCAGCTAACCTGGACCCCATGAACCAGCGAACGGGTTGCCAGCGCCAGCGGTGCCAGCGGCTCGCCGACCTTGCCGGTCAGGGTTTTCTCTTCGGAATACGCCCAGCCGCTCGAGATCTCCGCCGCATTGATCGCACGGACGCGAACCAGGTAACGACCGGCATAAATGCCGCTGACCTCAAACGAGGTGGTCGAGCTGCGCGGCACATTAATCCAGTTCCCGTCGTTACGGCGCCACTGCGCCTCGTAGGCAATAGCGCCGCTGACCGCTGACCAGTTAACCTGCATCGTTTCGACGCTGATCCCCTGATTCACGACCGAGCGGGATGTGATGACAATATCGTCAGGAGGTGACTGGTTGCCCGCCGGCAATACGCTAACCGGGCGCTGATCGATAATCGCGCCGGTATCGATGCGGGCAAATTTATCCGGGTCATGTGCCACGCCGGTGATCGTGAGGGTGGCATCGCTGTTCTCTTTTACCCCTGTAACCCGGTACTGCTGCAGGAAGAGGTCATCGGATTCAATGGCCCAGACGCATTCCCGTTCTGGTGTCTCACTGTACGCCGTTGTGACCGTAATCTGCCGGCGTCCGTTAACAGCCTGAATAGTCCGGCTCTGTGAGATCCCGGATGACAGGTTTAGCTGGAGGCGGTCGCCAGGTTTGGCATCCACATCACGATCCAGCGTAATCACCCGGCCATTCACCGCGCTGATTCGCCCGCCGTTGACCCGTCCGGCCAGCAACTCATCCGCTAGGGCAATGATATAACCGGGTTGAGGAATGCGACCGTCCAGCCCCACATCAATTTCGACCATGCGGTCCTTATTGTTGGTCAGTATGCCCCACAGCCCCTTACGGTGGGCTTCGCTCTGGCGCGTACAGCCAATCGCCGTCATTTCGAGCTGGTTAAAACTGTAGCGGGAAACCAGTTCCGGGATAAATGCCGGCTCCATTGCATCAGCATAAGCATTATCCGGATCAGACCAGGAAACCAGGGCGTTGGTGTACCGAACCTGGCTGCTGCTGCTCGAATAACGGGGTTTGCCGATAATATTGGCGCGCGTATAGGTAAAATCGACATCACGCGGCATATCAGCCTGCACAACAATCTGCTCACCGTTCCAGCAGGTCATGCCCCGGAAAATGGCGGCAAAGTCTCGCAGCACGGTGTAAGCATCGTTGCGTTCCTGGACATAGACGTTACAGGTATAGCGCGGCTCCATGCCGTCACCACCGCGCCCGTCAGGAACCAGCTGATCGCAGTACTGTGCAATCTGGTACAACGTCCATTTCGAAATATTGGCGCTGCTCAGACGATTACCGAGACCAAAACGGTCAGCTATAACAATGTCGTAATAGATCCAGGCCGGGTTATCCGTCCAGGCCCATTTAAACCCGCCGGTCCAGACGCCGGTATATTCGCGGGTTTCCGGATTGTAGTTATCCGGCACACGAATCACGCGCCCACGCGGCTCACAGGAAATTTGCGGAATGGAGCCATTAAACTGGCTGGAGTCGAACTCGATATAAAGCAGCGCGGTGTTGGGATAACGCAGCTTCGCGTCAATCACTTCGGTATAGCTCTGCAGCGTCATCACGTCGCCAACTTTGACACTGTTTGCATCCGGAGAGATTTTACGCAGGCGTAGCGTCCAGGTACTGCCGGCCTGGGGCAGATCAATACGATGGCTCCGCTCATAACCGGAGGTGGTTTTACCCGTGACAGCGGTTTCCAGCACCGTTTGCCAGGCGCCGCCGTCGGTCTGCAGGTCAATCGCATACTTGACGGTATTGCCCACCACGTCGCCGTCATCTTCCTGTTTCATCAGGGACGGCCATTTCAGGCGGACACGAACGGCAGAAAGCTGGGTATTAGTAAAGGTATGGGTCCAGGCTGTCTTGCTGGAAACTTCCGTTCCCACACTGATTTCATTTTCAGTGCCGGGAATACCCTGAATATAAGTCTGAGCCTGCGTGCCGGGTCGAAATTCCCAGGACACGCCACTGAAGTTTTGCGAACCATCAGCATTTTCAAGCGGGGTGCCATCAAGATAAATATCTTTACCGGTTAAACCACCTGCAAATTCACCCTCACCTAATGCGAGCAGAATTTTGGCTTTCGCAACGGACTGTAAATCATCCGGCTGTTCCGTCGGTGTACGCTGCTTTGAGCCGCCACCCTTGCGCCCTTTAATTATGTTATTTGCCATATTACGCCCATAAAAAAAGCCACCGCAAGGTGGCCTGAATTGGATGGTTTACTGAATAAAACTTATTGCTGGTCTTCTACGTAAATACCGGCAGATATAATGGCTCCGCCAATTCGTCGTTTGCCATAAAGCAAAGGGACCGGGTATCCCTGAGAGGCAGTATTCGTCACGCCCCCAAAGGCGTAGGACGCTTTATTGTCAGCGGATTCTTTTCGGGCCAGGCCTGCTGGCTGTGGGGAGAGCATCTGAACAACGCCGCCGAGCATCATAGCAGCCCCCATTTTATAACCAAATGCTGACACGGGGTTGCCAGGAACAAAGTAAGAGCCGACAGCAGAGGCAACAATAATAACTGCTCCAAGAATTGTTTGAAGCAGTCCCGCCTTTTTACTACCAATTAAAACAGGAACAATTCGGATGACTTCACCACCAACAGGAAATCCTAAATCATCCTTACCGATATTTTTCTTTCCTTTGAAAACAGCAAAGGTCAATCCTTTTTCTTTGCTGTTATTCATGAAATGTTCAAATCCAGGGATGGTGGTAGCCAGCGCTATGCCTGCTTCTTGGACTGTTGAAATCAACCGATGATGAATCTTCCCGAAAGTTTTGCCAAGAATTCCAGAAAGCTCAATTCTTGTCATTATTTCCTGCATAATAGCTCCAGTTGGTGGAAAACTAGTTAATTAATAGTGGTTGGCCTTATATCCAAATCGCCATTAGCATCCGTAAAAACTCTTGCTGTTTTTTTCTCTCCAGCTTTAATATTGAAAAATCGTTCTTGCCTCTCTCGGTTTAAACTGCAAAGTCCTTTCCCTTCAAGATTAGCACCGACAGCCCACTCTCCTTCTGATAAATAAAATGTCGCTTTTTCTTTCGGATCCAGTTTCGCTACTCGCTCACCATTCAAATAAACTGTTGCATAGCATCCTGCCCCCACGAATCCTGAATCACGAACGATTGTCAGGCTACCGTTATTACCATCGTTTTCTTGATATTTAAAAACATGCTCTTTTGAGGCGGAAATAGCTTGGCTGGGAGGTACAACTCTTGTCGAACAACCTGTTACTGTGACAATTGCCAATGCTAGAGCTATTTTTTTCATTTCAGTGTCCCTTGGATTTATAGTTAAAATTCCACAAGAGATTAACACAGAGAATGGTATCGGATGATTTTCATTGTCCTTTCCATCCAGTATCCACCATACGGCACGCGCTTGCTGAGATGGCCATACAGGTGATGCAGCAGCATATTCCCTTCCAGCAGAATCCCGGCGTGGTTCCACTTATCCGCCTGCACCTGCATGATCACCATGTCACCCGGTTGCGGTGGACCATCAAACTCACGGAACCCGCATTCATACCAGCAGTCCTGATAAAAATTGTCCGGATACTCCTTTTCCCACCACGGATAATCAACGCGGTAATCGTGCAGCTCGATGCCGTGGGTTTGCCGAAAATAGCTCATCACCAGGCCCCAGCAATCGTAGTGGCCCAGCACGAATGGTCGCTCGAGGAGCGGCAACTCACCACGCGGGTGGATGGTACGGAGATCGCCTTCTGGCCAGCTGATAATATGCCAGGGAAGAAGGGTCGCGTCGCATTGTGCTTTATCCAGTTCGCTTGGCTGGGTGGTGGCATCAGGATGGCTGTGAACAATACCGGTGATCGTTCCCCATTCCTCAACCTCCGCATAATCCTCCGGCGCCAGCACAAAATTATCTTTCGACTCTGTGGCCAGGTTCCGGCAGGGGAAATAACGCTCCGCTCGCCCCCTCTGGGCGACGAGGCCGCAGGCCTCGCGCGGATATTCTGCGGCCGCATGTTCCTCGATGGCCTTAATCGTTTTCTGACGCATATCAGCTCCTGATTAATGAGGTGCCGGGGAACCCGCCAAACGGCAGTTCGCTATTCTCACCATGACGTAATTTGCAGGCCGTGAGCGTTCCGTTGCAGACATCCTGCGACGGGTCATCAACTGGCTGATTGTTCCTGTCAAAATATCGGGTGCCGGCATAGTCGCACCCGTTACCACTGCGGTACTGATTGCGGATACACCAGGTACAAATCGCATGCAGCTGGCGAGTGGGGATCATCATCCCCTGCAGGGCAAACGGGCTGGAGAGAGTAAATTCCACCTTCTCATCGTCTTCATAATGCTTTACGTCAATGAAGAAAAGGCGCCGTTTCTCCTGCGTCGGATCAGCTGAGGCATTCCCGTCCGGAAAGTTCTTCGCATCGAGATACTGTTTTTGCGTGTCGTGGATGACAACCCGCCCCAGAGCCAGATCGTCGTAATGAAGACAGAGCGCGGATATCTTTCCGTCGATGTTCCCTACCCGCAGCGTTGGCTGCGCGTCGCTGCCAGTGGTGGATGACTCGATCCCTTCGATTTCACATGGCCAGGCTTTATACTCCCGCCCCTGCCACCAGATGCTTTTCGCCGGCAGCTTATCCAGGTCGCCGCCAGCGGAGAGGATTTCGGCTGCAGTATGGGGAACGTTATAGCCGTGGAAATACAAAACCTCATCCAGGCCAAACGCCTGGCCATCGATCTCCAGGAGACGAACCTCATCGCCTGGCTCTAACTTCTGATAATTCGCGTTAAGGCTCATGGTTTAAATGCCTGAATAAAAGTGGCTGAAAGTGAGTAATTTCCGCCGCCCAGCGGCACCGGTTTATATTGTTCGCAGCGGTAAAGCCCCACCTCTTCCAGAGGCGGGGTCCACTGAAACGCGCGGGTGCCGGCATGACGGTCGAGGAACTGCTTAATCGGGCGGATATAGTCCTCCGTACCGACAAAACTCAGCTCCCAGTCCTGTGATCGGGTGTTAATACCATCACCGCATACCTGCGCATACCCGTCACCGAACTGTGCCTTCCGGACACGAAAGTTAACGGTCTGCTGGGGATTAACCCGCGGACTCCAGGTGAATATCTCAATAGCCATCAACGTTGCCCTTTAACTGCATTCCAGACCATCCCGCCAGGGCGCATATCCTGCGCCATCAGCTCCCTGTATTTTTTCTCCACAAACGAGCCGATCTGCTGGCCAAACTGCTCAAAACCAGACGGCGCCTGCGTTGAGGTGTTTCCGCCTTCAATCGTGATATAGACTTTTGGCCCTTCCGACGCGCCGGCGTTCTGACCACCACCGACAGCGCGTACACCCAGCGAACCATCGCCGGCACGCGTCAGCGGCATGATGGCCTCCGGCCCGGCCTCGCCAAATACGCCGGCCCCTTTTGCGAAAGCGAAGAACTGCGGAGAGTCGTAGACCTGGTTGCTGTATGCGCTCAGCGACGGTGAGTCGTAAACGCCGCCTTTGGCGTTGAACTGGAAGTTACTGGCGGCATTCTGGATCGCCGTCCCCGAGCCTGCGCCCGCAGCGCCCGTGACAACGCTGGTCCCGACGCCCACCACGCCCATAATGGTTTGCATGACAGAACTGGTGACCAGCGCCTGAGCGGCCATATCAACGAGGTTTTTTATGATCGACTGCGTGAGCGAGGAAAACAGGTCAGCCATGTTCTCCTTAAAGCTTCTCGTCCGCGTCAGCATGCTCGTCAGGAAGTTACTTGAGCGCTCATGGGCCGTTTCAAATAACCCGACGGCCAGGCTCTGGAATTCTCCCTGTGATCGGTATAACTCCAGTGACGTCTGATACTGCGCATCGGCGGATTCTTTCGTCGCCTTCTGCATCAGCATTTCGTACTGTTCTTTGCTGATCGCGCTGCCCTGGTAGTACGCCTGCAGCAATGCCTGCCGCTGAGCAAGCTGATTGCGCAGCGAGACCAGTGGATCAACTTCGCCGGCGATATCCAGTGCCGGCGCAGCGATTTCATCGGCATGCGCCTGCAGCAGCTCTTTCGCGGTATCTCTGGCCAGCGTTATTCGTGCGGCCTGGTACTCTTTTTCATCAAGAAGGCGGGCTTTGAAAAGCTCAGCCAGGTCCCGGCTGGCTTCCCGCTCTTTTCGCAGAGTTTCCTGGGCGGGGGAATATTGCGCAGCCAGATCCAGTCGCTGTTTCTGGTAGTTCTCTGCATTCATTAACAGCGCGCGCTGCAGGTCAGCATCACTGGCGCCATTTTTCTTCGCCGCTTCCTGCAGCTCCCTGTTGCTGTCCTTTTCCTGCAGGTTAATTCTGGCCAGGCTGGACGCATGGGCTTCTTCAATTTGCTGCCTCAGCGTTTTGAACTGGTCGACCTGAGACTTACTGCCTTTCCCCGTGCCGGTACCGCCATCGCCGCCCCAGGGATTTCCATCTCCGGTCTCTTTGGGGGGCGTGCTTAACGCTCCTTTCAGATCGTCCGTAAGGGAGGTTATTTTTCCCGACAAACCCAGCTGAGCCAGTGTTTTTGCATCACTGACACGCTTAATGTTTTCCTCGGTTTTGCGGAGTCCCTCGTTAACGCTATCGAGATCCGCCCGCGCCCGCGTCTGGTCTTTTGTCACCCCTTCCAGCTGGCCGAAGGGGTCAAACCCTTTCAGGCTGTCGATACGACTGTCGGCATCCTGAATCTCTTTTATCAGCTGGTTACGCTGCACGACCTGGTTTTCGTACTTATCCTCCAGGTCGAACTGCTTCACATTTAACTGGTTAAGCGAGAGGCGCATCAGCGCTTCACTGGTTTCCACTACGGCATCTTTTAAATCAATGGCCGATTGCCGGGCTTCTTTTGCCTGTTGATGGAAATATAGTAATGCAGATCCAGCCAGCGTCGCCGCGCCAACCGGACCACCAACAAAAGCCAGGGCGCCTCTTGCCAGGCCCACCGCAACGGAGGCCGCACGGGCTGATATCGACAATTGCCGGTTTGCCGCCGCCAGTTTCAGTTTCGCCTGGCTGGCCAGGTTCGTTTGCTCAGTTTCCTGCCGGATAAGCCGGGTAAACTCATCCTGGTAACTGATATTCATCCCGTACTGTTTAGCCGTCCGCTCCATCTGCCGGTAGTGGCCAAACTCAGCGTCGTTCTGTTTCAGGATGGCAGTTGTCGAATCCAGCGTTTTGCGGGCGATCTCCGCATCAGCCTGCGCCCGCGCTTTTACCGCCGCCTGGCTTTCCCGCCAGGCCGCGATATTCTCCCGCAGCCCTGCAGTCAGTTTCGTGGATAACACGGGGATCAGGCTGTAAAGCGCCACGCTGGAGACGGTGTTGAAATTGTCTGCCAGGCTGTTCAGTGCCTCCGTGGCAACCTGAATCCCGCTGCGGAGTGGCCCGTTACTGCTCTGGCCGATCTTAATGACCATCCCCTCAAACGCACTGCTCAGCCCCAGCAAATCGCCGTTCAGGTTGTTAACCCTGATGGATGCCTGCTCATGCGCCGTTTTGGTACCGGTCAGGGAAGCGGTCAGCTCATCAAGCTTTGAACGGTTCTGGACCAGGATAGACGCCGCATTCAGGTTCTCCACGCCAAACAGTTTTACGGCCTGGGCCGTGGAGAGATTTTTCCCGGAAAGAGTGGTCAGCGCCTGGCTGAGACCAACCACGGACGGCTTGAGGCTCTTGTCTGTGCCCTTTTCCAGGTTCAGGATGACGTTACGCAGCGCCGTGCCGGCTTCACCGCCTTTGATTTCACGCTCTGCCAGCACCTGAATCGCGGCATTCAGCTGCTCAAAACCAACGCCGGCCTGTGCGGCTGCGACGCCACCATTTTTAATGGCAGCCGCCGTATCAACAATCTCCGACGACCCGTACTTCGCGCCGGCGGCCAGCACGTTGATATAACGATCCGCTTCCTGCGCGCTCGCCCCGTACTGGTTTAAGGAGAGCGCCAGCGTTCTGGTCGCATCGGGCAGCGTTGTGCCGGCGGCCTGCGCCAGGATAAGCGCGCTGTTCGTAGCCTTCTGCAGTCCATCGGACGTTTTTAAAAGCTCCGGTTTAGCCGACGCCATCAGCTTTAACGCTTCGGCGGCCTGGCTGGCGCTGTACTCTGTCGTGCGCCCCATTTCCTGCGCAGCCAGATCCAGCGCTTTCATTTCAGCTGCAGTCGCACCGGTGATGGCCTGCAGGTCTGATAATGCCTGTCCATATTGTCTGGACGTGGTGACGATCGTGCCGATGGAAAGGCCGGCTCCTGCCAGCCCCGCCAGCCGGCTGGCCATCCCGGATATCGACAGACCGACCTTCTTATAGGCGTCCTCCGTCTTTTTCGCGTCCGCCTGGGCATTACGGTTAAACCGTCGTGACTGGTTCTCCGCATCGCCATACGCTCCCAGCAGCTGGGATTTAAAACTGGCTGCGTTCAGGTGCAGCCCGACCGCTAAAGATGCGACGTCTGCCATTACATTAACGCCCTCATGACTGCCGCGCATTCATCATCGACCCGGGATGGCGCAGGTGTGGTTTCGGTAGGTGGCGCGTTTTCATCGCCAGGACGGCGGAAAATGCCCTGTTTCAGGAAGTAGGCTCGCCAGTGGTACAGCGTGTTTGCCGGCAATGCGGCAATTTTGGATGGGTCAGGCTCGCCCCAGCGGTCGGCCAGCCAGAAGATAAGCTCCAGCCAGGGCGAGTCACTCAGTTTTTTTCCGCTTCCTCCAGCTTGCCGATTGCGTGTTGCTTCACTTTTTCCACTGCGGCCAGCAGTTCGGGGTTTTCATGGGCCTTCAGCAGTTCGGCTGCCGTGGGTTTAAACTCATCCGGAATGGCCGTTCCATCCGGCTGAACCAGTGCATCGATGACGATCTGGATGACTTGCTCCGATGCCTCGCGCGCTGCGCCAGCTTTTGCGGTTTCAGCCATTTTCTCTTCGTAGCTGATGAGGTAATCCCCGGTCAGGCGGCGGATGAATACGGTGGCGCCAAATAACTCGGTTTTAATGACGGTTGGCTCCGATTTAAGCAACGCGGATTTCAGCGTGGACAGGTAATCTTTATCTTTCACAGGTAGTCCTTAAAAATAAAAAGCCACCCGAAGGTGGCTGTTTAAAGGTTAAGTTAATCAGGCACCGCCGGAGACAGCGACGGTTCCCCAGGCGATCTTGTTCTGTTTACCCTGAACAGTGATCTGGATGACCTCATTCGCCGGAGCGGCGATTTCATTCATCTGCCACCCGGACAGCGCCAGGAGCATCGTCGCTGTTCGCTTGTTGGGTAATTCGACGTATAACTGGATGGTCTTGCGGGCCTCTGCTGCGTTCAGCAGCGCGGCAAAATCGGTATTGCCCGGATCATCAATGAAGCCCAGCGACTTTTCAGGCCCGTCAGGCAGATCGCTGATGGACTGTTTCTGCTTATCCAGTAACGTGGTGCAGTCGACAAAGCCCCCCGTCTGCCCCATTGCACCCAGCGCTTTACAGTTAATCAGCGGTTTCAGCGCTGACGTGGCAGCGCCAGGCTCTCCGTATTTCACAATGGTGCCCGCCGGCAACATCGCATATTCAGGCGAAGTTTTATCAGCCATGTTTCTCTCTCTTTTTATACGGCAGCGGATGCTACCTGTTTTCAATGCCGTTTCGGATTTCCACGGTTAACACGCGCAAAACGGTCTGGAGGTTGTAATCCAGGGCGGGTCGGATAAAGGGGTCTGCAACCTGTTTAACCGTGCCAAACTCCTGCGCCAGCGCCTTCATATGGTGCTGCTTGCTGGGGCCGACACGGAGCGTTACAACCGCGTTCCCTTTACCCTTGCGGGTGGAAGAGCGGATTTTGATTGAGTCCCGCATGTGCAGCCCGGCAGACGTTTCGTCAAAGCCGGCATGCTGCTTCATATCTTCCTCGACGACCTTTAGCGCTTCGCGCCCGGCATCCCGCAATACCTTCGTCGCCACTTTTTCGCCCAGGGCCATTAACTGCCGCTCCAGCTCATCCAGCCCTTTAACTTCCATTCGGATCACGAGGAGTCCTCCACGTAGTGAATGATGAAATCGCGGGTCAGGCGATACTGAATGCGACGATTCGTCAGCTGGTTTTTATCCTGATGGATGCCGCCTCGTTCCACATACTGAACCGGAATACCCTCCAGCTGGCCATGAACGACGGACTTCAGTTCTGTCCAGATTTTTTTATCCAGCTGCAGCAGTGAGGTGTAATCATCGAGACGGTACAGATTCACCTGGATACGGGCAGATACGATCCCCGTTCGCAACATTCCCGAGACCATTTCCGGGTCAGAGATACGCTGAAAGGTCGCTCCTTCCTGGACCGTGTCCGGCAGTAAAAGCGGATACGCATTCATGCCGGTGATGCGCTCCAGCGCACCCTTAATCGCCAGCTCTATCATGCCGCCCGTCAGCCTCCCCCGTGATAATGATCCGGTCCGTTTTGCGGTCGATATTCCGGACGGTATAAACCAGATTTTTCGTCGTGATTTTCCAGTCAATATCAACCAGCACACCCGGATAGACCGTAAACAGGCAGGTTTCCACCACCTGCTGCTGATCCAGCGTGCGGACTTTCCGCCCCGATACCAGCTCCCGTTTCGCCCACGCTTTTCCCGATTCAACCTGCTTTTCCGGTAGCGGTTCGCCCAGCGGCCCCCGATCGGACTGAACGTAGCTAATCGCAATGCGACAGTTCATATCACCCGGTTTCAGGCTCATAGCGTATGCTCCTGCAGGGGGAAAAGAAGATGCCTCACCGCAGCGGTTTCCAGCCACTGTCCGGTATGGCCATTCAGATACGCATCGCTGACCAGAAACTGAATGGCCAGCCGGATATCTTCATCCGCGATAAATCCGCGGACGGTCTCCGGGAGTGCCTGCAGCTCTTCATCACTGGTGACCAGCTTGCAGTAATAATCACGCTCGATGCTCCGCTGCGCGGCGTTCACCATTTGCGTGAGCATGGCGTCGTGCTCCGTGAAATCCAGTTCCAGGCGTAGCTGGGTTTTCACATCATCCAATGTCAGTATCAAAATCGCTGTCTCCCGGCTTCGGTTTCAGCGCACGTTCGGCATCCTCCGGCCATACCGCGATACGCCGGTTAACCAGCTCTTCGGCGCGCGTTCCTTCAAAGCACGCGATATCTCCACGGGAATAACGGTGGTGCGGCCCAAGGAACACAACGGATTTACGCTCTGCCTGTGCGACCACGGTCGCATGGTTGTCCTGTGCGACCACGGTCGCATGGTTGTCCTGTGCGACCGTTTCTTCCGGCTCCACTGCTTTATTTTTCGCAGCCATAACATTCTCCTGAAAGGGAAAAGCCCGCATATGCGGGCCGTATTTACTGAGGGATGGGTTAGAACAGGACGCCGGTACCCAGCACCAGGCCTTCCGGATGACGGAAGCCAATATCATGCTCAGTAACAACGCGGATTAGCGACTGGTTACGGGAAAACGCAGATACCAGGGTGCCATCGGCATCGATGTAAGAGGCTTCCTTCGAGAAGTCGACTTTCATATTGCCGTCTTCAGCAATAACCACATCATTGAAGTCAGCAAAGTAAATCTCAGTCTCCTTACCCCCGGTCCCCAGATTCGCAGGGATCGCGCTGGTACGCTGAACCGGATATCCTTTAAGTAATCCCTGAGCCATTTCCGGATAGACTTTGTTGCCGTTGCCGTCACGCAGCCCAAACAACTTCATATAGGTACGGTTCGACATGCCCCAGCCGCTGCTGATCATATTGCTGTTGCCGTCCATCGCCATCAAAATGATCTTGTCCAGGTACTCGTCAACCGTGTTCAGGTTGATCGCTGCATCAGCTTCCCACGGCAGCAGGCGGTTCCACTGCGTCGCGCGCGCCTTCATACCAATCGGTGTATCGCCGGTACCGTCATCGCGCATAAAGGCTTTATCCTCACGCACTGAGATGGCGGTCAGAATATCCTGCAGGACCAGCTGCTCGACGTTGAATCCGGCGCGGCCAATCAGTGCATTGGAAATAGGCACCATCGCAATCAGAGTTTTCGCCGTAAGTTTTACATCATCAAAGCGTGTTTCTGATGTCTTGGCGTCTTTGTTTTCTCCTGTGTAGCTTGCCGTTGCTCCACCGGCCACGCGTGGTAGCGTCATATTACCGTTAGGCAGCGGAACGGGACGGGCACCCAGCTTGCGGACGATGGTTCGGTCGCTCAGTAGCTCGATCACCTCACTGTGGAGGTTCTGCGGAATAAGCACCCCCCCGGACGCCGCTGCGGTGGAAATGGCCATCGACACAGACTGATCATTCAGTTCTTCAGCGGCAAAGACCGCTGCATCACGCAGATCACCCTTCGCCGCGGCAATCGACATCACCATGCGTGTCATACCTGCGCCTGTGTATTGCTTCGGCTCAGCTTTGACGATGACAGCCGGCCCCTGCTGGGTAGCCTTGACTGGCTTTGCGACCAGCGCCGCAGCACGTTCGGCGGCTTCCAGACGTTCAATTTTGGCGCTGATATCAGTGAACTGCTGCTGCAGGTTCGCAAACTCCGTCAGCTGCTCCGCAGTCAGCGTGCCGCCGCTGGCGTCAATGGTTGCCAGGGCCTGAACCTGTTCGTTGATACCCGCACGCTGACGACGCAATTCTTCAATATGTGGCATTTTATTTCTCTCTTTTTAGACATAAAAAAAGCAGCCTGCTGGCTGCTTAAGGTGACGCGGTTTGTGTTTGCGCCGGGTTACATTTTGGTTTGCAGGTCCATCGCGGCTGCCTGCATCTGAATGGAGGTTTTTTGACGGGGTTGCTGATACTTTGCCGCGATAGCATTGATCGCCGCCTGGGGGTCAGAGACTTCATCCGCCAGGCCGGCTGACACAGCGCCAGGGCCAAAATACAGCCCCGCCTGCGTATCAATGATGGCCTGCTGCTTCAGGCCGCGATATTCGGCCACCGACCCCGTAAACGTCTCGTACATTTCGTCGATCATGCCCTGGAACATACCCAGCGACTCTTCACTCAGTGGTTCATGTTGGGTGCCGTTATTTTTGTTATCTCCCCGGTAAATGGTGGTGAACGTCAGCCCCATTTTTTCTTCCATCTTCGACGTATCGAGGTGCTCCATGATCACCCCAATCGACCCCACGCCACTGGTCTGGCTGACGATGATTTTGCTGCAGGCCGATGCGATGAAATACGCGGCGGAATACGCGCTGTAGTTCACAATCGCCGTGATGGGTTTCGTGTCGCGAGACTGATAAATGTAATCGGCCAGCTCCTTGCACCCCACCGCTGCGCCGCCGCCGGAGTTAATATCCAGAACGATTTCGCTGATTGAGGGGTCCTTTAACGCCGCCTGCAACTGCCCGCGGATCCGCTCGTAGCTGGTCAGCTCGGAGCACATCGCCGTAATCTGCCCCCGGCGTGGAACGAGAATGCCGTGAACGGGGATCACCGCCACCTCGCCGGTGGGCTGGACCTGCTCAGCAGCAGGTGATTTACCCGGATTCAATGCCATCTGAATGGCGGCATCTTCAGTGATCCCCTGAATACGGGGGATGAGCACCGCTTTCACGGAGTCCATTGTTTGCCGCGTCACGTAATGCGGCACGCCAAAGACCATATCTGCCAGGTGCGGCAGGTTAATTAATTTCGTTGTCATGTTGTCTTCCAGGTCATCCCGCGCGGCGGGAAATAATCAGGCTCTGGCCAGAAGGGTTTCGATTTCGGCCAGCTGTTTTGCTGTCGGCGACTTATCGCCAGGAAGGATCTTCGCGCTGTCGACCATATTGAGCGGCGTCAGGTATTTGTCCCCGCCGGCAATTGGCGGCAGATTCTCCATACGCCGGATATCGTTAGTGGATAGCCATCCCCACTGGCGGCCCAGCGCATACGATTCATAGCGTGACTTCTGGTCGCCTCGCAGCAGCCCGGAAACGTTGAACTCGATGTACAAATCGCGGCGTTCGCTGGGCAGAAGCAGATCGCGCTGCAGCGCACCCTCATGGCGTTTCAGCCATGCCAGCAGCGTGTACATCACGAACTGCAGGCCCTGGTGCTCAATGTTGTTGTTGGTCGCTTTCGCCAACATCTGCACCATATGTGGCGGGATTTTATAGAGCCGGCAGACCTCTTCCACGCCCCACTGCCGCGACTGTAGCAGCTGCGCCTTTTCGTTATCCTGCGACAGTTGTTTGTAGCTCATGCCCTCCTGCAGCAATGCCACAGAGAACATATTGTGAATACCGGAATGGCGCTCGGTCCATTTCGCCAGCAGGCGATCAATAGCATCCTGGCTTTTAATGGTCGCGGCCTCTTTCGGACGCTCTATCACCCCGCTCATCGTTGTCCCGCGCCGGAATGTCGCGGCCGCATGCTCCTCAACCGCCAGATTTAGCCCCAGAACATCGGCGTTCGTCTGAATTGGGGAACTGCCGATATAGCCATCCAGAGAAAAGACCTTCACATGGTGCATCATGCGCATCGGCAGAATTTCGCCGACTTCCGGGAGTTGGTAATACGGCATACCGTCCGGCCCTTTCAGCACTATGACCTTTTTCGGGTTAATGGGGATCAGCTCTTTCGGGTAGCCTTTTCCGTCCCGTTCGATGATCGAGTAGCAATTTCCCTCCAGCCCCAGCAACCCCTGCTGCTGCTCGAAATACTCGAATGCGGTGTCTTTCCTGTTAGGCTGGGAGTGAATCAGGTCATAAACCGGGTGATCCGTCGCACGCTGGCGCCCGCCATTATTATCCCGCCGGTAAAGTTCGCACGGCAGCTGCGCGACGGACTCCGCCAGGAGGGTGACACAGGCCCGGATCGCAGAAAGTCCCAGAGCAGTTTCTGGCGTGATTATGATGCCAGTTTTGCTCTGGCTTGAACGAACCCCGCCCAGCATGGCTTCCCAGAAGCTATTCCCCGAGTATTGTCGGCCCCTGAACATCTGGGGTAGGAACATTATTCACCTCCGCCATTGCTGACGCCGGAGGAAAAGGCCCGGGTTGTCATATATGACCAGCCCAGACAAATAATCCCTCCTGTTATCAATCCCACTGATGGAGAAATAAGCCAGGCGCCTGCTGATAACAATCCAGCACCAGTGAGGCCGACAATAAAACTCAGAACTGAAATTAGCATGCTATATCTTCCTCATCATATACGGATGTCATCACTGAACTGTTAAGCATGGCGCGCCCCAGCCCCATCATTAAACCAACCGCACCATCTATCTTGTTCTGCCGCCCTTCCTTCCCGGGACGCACAATATCGTCACTTCCGGGAAGATACTGGCCGACAATATTGGAAATACACCAGTTCATGACAGGGTGTCCGTCATGATGGAATCTCCCCGAGATGAGCGCAGCCTCAATCTCTCTCATAGGATCACTCATATGGGTAAAATTTTGTCTTATCTCGACAGGCTCAAGCCCCTCTTCCTCGAGCATGTGACGTAATGAAGTCGCGCCATAAGGGTCAATGGGGCATTGGGCAATTTTTACGGTATTCCGCAATTTCAGGATCGTTTCAAATATCAGTCTGTAATCAACTTCACCGCCATCGGTCGGGATCAACTTCCCCTGCCGGACAAAGGACTGATAACGTTCTGCGGTACTCTTCAGCGCGGTCTCCTGCGAGTAAATGGTTTCTTCCGGTGCCCAGAACAGAGGAGAAACACAGTAAAAATGTGTTATTCCGTCTATTTCACGACGAAAAACCGGAACCACGGCATTGAGGTCAACTTTCGAGGCCAGATCGATACCCAGCCAGCATTCCTCCCCTTCAAAATCTGACAACTTAAGGGTTTTATCGGCCGCATCCATCCATTTTCTCAGGTCGTAATAAGCTGATTTTGCACTTACCCAGCGATTGAAATGTTTGGTCAGAATCTTGTTTGTCTGCCCGGGCGTCGACATACCCAATAATTGTTTCGCCCGGAGAAAATCTGCTTTTACCGAAATGCCATAGTTGGGGTTTGCCTTGATTAATGCCTCAGGAGTCGTCCAGTCATCATCATCATCAAGGCCATAAATCAGCCCAAATATGGTTTCATTTTCCTCGCCATTACGGGTTCTCCGCAGGATCTCGACAACCTGAGTACGCTTTTCATAGCAAGGGGATGTAATGTCATAGCCGGCGGTGGTGATGATCAGTGTCATCGGTTGTTCACGAGCCCCCATACCGGTGGTCATGGTGGTGTAAAGCGCATCAGTAGTATGTTCGTGATATTCATCAATGATGGCGCATGATGGCGAATCACCATCCCCCGGGTCACCGATCACAGGCGCAAAAACCGAACCGTCAGGGCGCGTCATTTTTTTTGCCCAGGGTTTTATCGAGAATTTTTGCCGCAATGCCGGCAGCTTTTTCACCATTTGCAGCGCCGGAGAAAATACCTTCCATGCCTGTTTTTCAGTCGTGGCGCCGCAATAGACTTCTGCACCATGCTCGCCATCTGCACAAAACATATAATTTCCTACAGCAGCGGCAATAGCGGATTTCCCGTTCTTTCTGGGCACCTCGATATAGATTTCAGAGAAACGACGCAGGCCTGTCTTCTTGTGTACCCATCCAAACGGTACGCCAAGAGCGAACTTCTGCCAGGCTTCAAATTCAATCCGGAGTTTACGCCGGGCCCATTCCCCTGAGGTATGAGGCATTTTCTGGGCAAAACGAAGAAATCGTTCTGCTTTGTTTTTATCGAAGCGGTAGGGCCAGTGGGGATCCTTTGCTCGTTCGAGGTCGTCCAGATGTCGCTGACAGGCAAGTATCGTTAACTGACACGCCAGAATCTTCCCGCCAACGATATCCCGCGCATACTGGTTCGCTGCATTGACGTTCGGATAGGTTGCCATCAGTCAAACTCATCGAATTCATTCCCGTCATCGTCCGGATCCTTTTGTCCGCTGGTCATGCGAAGACGACTGAGCGGATCTAACCCCAACAGAGAGCCCAGGCGGGCAAGCTGGGAAACCGAGTCATTCCGGACATTAACTGCAGGGTGTTTTTTCAGCCCCCCCATTTCACTTTCTGAGGTCAGTCCGCTGGCCAGCATTTTTTCGGCTTCGAGCATCAGATGAAAAGCATTGCAGTAAGCCAGCAACAAAGGTGCGTCCTCCAGCCCAAACACCCCTCGGTCGATGAGTATTTTGCTTTGCGTCTTCCACATTCTTATTGCCGCCTCCCCCATTAACTCAGCGGGAGGCGCAATACGTGTTAATTTGCTTTTTTGCCCGGTGGGTAAAGTGGGTTTTCGGCCACCACCGGACGATCGAATTCCTCCGGCCATAAACGTTCCTTTGATAGATGAAACCTTCCGGAAAAAAGTTTCTTATTTCTGGCGTGTAAAAATAGACTTCAACGGGCAGTCCCGAAGCGCGAAAGGGGTCAGGGATTTGCTCCCCCCTACCCCTGGCTGCAGCTGCCTCTGTCGAGGTGGAGGTCGTCATTCCGGCTGCGCCGGCGGCGAATACGGTTCGCATTGGTGGGCCGGCGTATCTCAGACGTTCAAAGAACACCAGTTGTTATACCGGCGATCAGGATCCTGTCGCTGTAGCAGATCCTCCATCGGCCTGCAGTACGCTTTCTGGTAGCCGTTCATCTAATGGCTGGTTCTCGAACACCTTCATGCCAAACTGACCGATCCAGGTGCTGACTGAGTTGATGTTCCCTGCGATGAAGTCGGTCACCTCGGCGATCAATCCTTTAACGACGACATCCGTACTCTGACGCCAGTAATTCTCAATCGCGACCAGCAACGGATCGGAACCATTACTGACAGATTGTTCACCTACGCTATACGTTTTTTTCTTCGCGCTATCGGTGATACATCGCAGCTGGCTGGTCTGGACGGCCCCAGCCTCTGCAGCGATGACCTGCATCGTCAACGTAGCCACTTTGTTCCCGTCTGCATCAGCGCTGGATGCATAGAACATGGAAAGCGTCAGATCCGTGCGTTGATACATCATTGCTTACCTCCACGACGATGACGTGAACGGCGACCACCGGGAACCATTGTCTGTTGTTCCTGCACCAACTCCCCCTCTAAAGGCTCCTGATCCAGTACAGGTGATGAAACAGGGGCCGGAGCAATATCATGTGCAATCGTCAGTTTCAGCAGTGGGCGGCCGCCCTGGACATGCTCAAAATGGATGCCATGTACGGCTTCATTCATTCGTGACTGACCATCCGTCTCCAGAACGGTCAAAACACCATCAACGTATTCAATTTTGAAACTCTTCATCGGGTTCTCTCTGTTGCTGTTTTCTTGCTGTGGCAGGTCCAGCACAATGACTCCAGATTAAAGTCATCATCGGTACCGCCATGAGCTTTAGGAATGATGTGGTCGACACTTGAGGCTTTCGTGGCAATACCGTCTCGCCTGCAGTTCTGACAAAGGTATTTATCCCTCTTCATGATACGGGCCCGTTTAATTTCCCACGGTCGACCATAACCACGTTCCTGCCGAGTTTTTCCGGGCTGATAGTTACGCCAGCCATCACCAGCGTGTTGCTGCCTATGCATCTCACAGTATCCTCCGACATCATTGGTCACAGCCGTGCATCCTCTGTGCCGGCAAGGTCGTTTAGCTCGTGGCGGCATAAACATCCTCGAGCATGAGTTGAGGGAGAAGAGTTAAAGCGGCACTGTCGATGAGAAACTCTGAAACGGGCAGCGATGAGCATGACAATCCGTCACACTCAATCGCCACCAGCTTCTCGTCTACGTATGCAATTTTTAAGTTCTTCATCGCGTTACCTTTTGCGAATAAAAAAGCCCCGCAGATGCGAGGCTACTGGTTAAATATCAGGGTGTTACTGTGAAAGCTCAGAGTGTAAGGTTGCGGCTCAGCCTATCTGTGGTGGGACACAGTTAAATATTGTACTTGCAGAGGAATGGCTGATTAGCTCTGCTTAAGGAACTTTAAAATGGAAGAAGAAATTAAATATAACATCGAGGTGGATTGCTCAACTCTGGAGTCTGCAGCAAAAGAAATAAGAGCTCTCAAAGGTCTTCTGGCAACTATGTTTGTTTGCCTTGATCAGGATATGAAGAGTGTCGTAATACATCAACTTTCGCAGATTGATGATGAATACAACCAGAAAAACTTGGAGATGCTAAAGCAAATCCAACATATCCATAACCGACCTTAATAGCTATGGCAGACGGTTACAGGCTGTCTGCCGATCTATTATTTATTTCGATATCTTAATTGTAGTTCCGCAATCTTACAGCCCATAAAGTGTAGTAGTGCCTCAGCAGCATCTAACCGTTTGAATACCTCATCAATGTTTGGCTGCATACCTGAAGCGTATATCTTACCCTGCGTTTGAATGCTCCAAGCACTGACAGAGGTCAGGGTATTATCCGGTTTATAACACTCTGCAGAGGAAATTGCCGCTGAGACTACAAGCTCCTGCAGGTCTGGGCGATCATGTTCCACCACCAGAGATTCATCATTCGCATTGACATCATAAGATAAGGTAAACGGAGCGGTAGCCTTGCCTGATATAACCTTCTCGACCAGCACGCAACCAGACTGAATGACTTTAAATCTGACTTTGACCCCACAGACAATGCCATCATTAATCTGTTGAAGGTTTGTAATAGTGACTTTCAACGTTTTCAAGTTGCTTCTCCTCATTATCTCTTAAAAGGGATATCGTTTTTTTATCCCTTAGAGGGGATAGACGTTCGCACCGATTCGTAAATCCGCTCACAGGGCATTCCTGTTTCCCCTGATTGGTTTTGTCACATATTCTCGTCCAGGATGTCCTCAAGCCATGAAACCGGCTAAAAAAAAGGCCGCATAGATATGCGACCTTTGGTTAGTACCAGTTAGAAAACTAAAATCTCTCAGGAGCCACCCAAGAGAGGCTTTTCTGCTTTTTAACTGACCACTGCCGTTTCGGTGTTGGCTGGCAGTGATAACGTGATGATAGCTTCATTTAAGTTATCGATAGCATTTAAATATCGAAAGAGCTCATTGAACCAATCATTTTCAACTTGCCGGAACATTCAACCAGAGCAACAGGCTTCTATGCTGGTCTTTTGAGAGCAATTATCAGTTCGCCCTAACGAGGCTGGTAACTAACATATTATTCGATGGTTCCTTAGACAGTGACCCATAAATCTAATTGTTTAATGTACCATTGGATGGGCACACAAATAACCACACCATCCCCAAAGTTAACAGATTTGATAACACACCCTTGTGGCGGAAAAAATTCCGCACCAGTCTGGGGCCGGATCGAGCGCTCAATGCCGTAACGATAACCGCATGGTAGTTGTGGTAGTAAGTTTACTGTCATGAGTGGCTACTTAGTTTAGAGTGGTTTGAGATCCTATAGTGCATGACATCCCCTGAATTAGATACAAACATTTCGATGCTGAAAGCTTGAATGTCTTGTTTTCAGATTTTTTGTTCACTTAAGGCCACTTATTTCATGTGCTATGCCTGTTACTTACTCATCGCCCGATAGTACGCCTGCCAGCGATACTTATCCAAACGGAGCTGGCGCAGGCATTGAGCGGTTTCTACATCAGACTGTAAATCTTCATCGCTGTCATTCCCTGCGTCACTTGCTTTGCACGGCGGACTCATCAAATCCGGGGATGGAGTTGGCAGCATCGATGGCGCGCTGACGCAACTGCACAGCAGCATCATCAAACCTACACACAGTACGATTCGGAGACTGAACATATTTCACCACGTCGCGGGTTATTGTTTTGTAGATGACCTTACCCGCTTCGTTAGCAGTCGCGGCCTTTTCCTCTACAGGCTTAATGGCATTCTCGGCCTTCTCTCTCTTCTTCGCAGCCTGAGCATTGATGTGATCAGCGTGGGAACTCCATCCCATACGCCATGAAATGGCACAGGACATTAGCAGGATTGCTATTGCGATGATAACGGCGGTTAAGCGACTCATCTTTGCTCCCATAAACACACTTCACGCTCAATTTCCCTCCGGGTAATAAGTCCTTTCCACTGCTTACCTTTGGCATAGGTCCAGCGGCGCAGCTGATCACACGCACCTTTCTGGTCACCCTGGTTGATTTTGCGAAGCAGAGTAGAGGTCTGGAAGTTCCCGGCTCCGACGTTATAGGCGAATGAGTACAGAGCCCCACGCATTGTTTCTGGGATCGGTTTTTTGATGTAAGGGTTGATCTGCCAGGCGACGGTATTCAGGTCTTTATTTAGTAGCGCCCGACACTCTGCCTCGGTATAGGTTTTGCCGAGCATGATGTCTTTACCTGCGTGGCCGTAGCAAACCGTCCAGACACCTACCACATCCTGATAAGGGGAGTATCGCACTCCCTCAAGCCCATCATTACCCATCGGGCCAGTGATGAGTGCAGAGGCAATCGCCAGGGCCCCGCCGCCCACCGCCGCAAGAACAGTTTTACGTAGTGTCGGAGACATTATTCACCTCGAGCAGCTTTTCGCCGGTCTTCTTTAATTTTGAAGTACAGATTCGTCAGGTATGTCAGCAAGCCAAATACCAGACTTCCCAGAACACCAATAGCGGCCCACTGGGATGGGGATACTTTGTCGAGCAATTGCAACATCCAGAACCCCGCGTTACCTGCGGACGTTCCGTAGGCAATACCTGTTGTTAGCTTGTCCATTCGATACATACTCCACCTCCGGGTTAACGGGGTGCTTTGTGTTTGATAAGGTTCAGGACCGGCAGGAGGAAATCTTATCAATGATGATTCCAGGTACCTGAAAATGAAAAAACCACCCTGAATAGGTGGCTAGATAATTCAACGCGAGCTATGTGCCCGGGGATAGTGTATTGTTGCGGACCATTCATTAGGAAATATCATATGCAACAACGCAAAAACTCAAAAAACAATCGCAACTACCTCATCAAATGTACCTGCCCTAGCTGCACCAACCAATCAGAACATAGTTACACCCGAGTCCAGAAAGGCTCTGCGCTGATGTGCCCTCACTGTAGTAAGATTTTCACTCAAGACAAACTTCCCACCGCTTAGGCTTTACATCATCATAATCTCTGGTAATGCATCCACTGCTGCGCTCGTATAGATTAGAGAAGTAAGCCCATTAGGCAATGCGGCCGATGAATACCTGTTAGACGGGTCTCGGCTTACTGGCAGAAAATTAACGTTCTGGCATCGGCAAGATAAAAGGCCTGCCGCAATGGAAGGCCTTTAGGGGGTTATGCAGTATGTGTGGTGCCGGGTGCCTCCCGGTAAGTCTGCCCCAGTCAACAGACCCGCGTGTGTGCTCAAAGAAAAAATTGACTGGTCGCCCCACCGCACAGGGGGATTCACCACACACCCACATTAGCTACACGATATGCGCCTGGTCAATTCAATGTAACCAGTAAAATACATCTTTCGGAAACTGTATAACCTAGCGGGCAATAATTAATCACTGCATATTTAATCATTACAAAAACAACAATAAATTTTCATATCTGTTATCAAATTAAGAAAAAAATACTGTTAGGAATTTTCTCACTTAACTCGCACACTACGCCTCACGCGAACCACAATATCCATAGTCTTTCAGAGGATAAGCTCACATGACAACCATAATGATGCTAGCGTTAGCTGTTGTTCTTCTTTTAGTTGCAGTGGGCTCACTGATGTCTTACATCAAAGAAAGACGCGGATATAAAAAAACTTTCAAAAAAAGATATTAACGGTTATCCACTTTTCAAGAAGCAGGGGTAGTGATACGTAAACATTCCCCCTGTTTTTTTGCTACCACCTTTGGGAACAAAGAACTGCCTTAATCTATAAGTGCTCTCGCTTGTGATGTTCAATTTACCGTTAAAGCGCTCAAGCTGTTGAGCTAAAACCGCAGTCTGGTGCGAATCTTGCGCGTATGAGATTAAACGTGAAGTACAGCACGCTGTAATCCAATTACCATGACCTGATTACTGATGTGAAAAGCCCAAGTAGTGCTTAGGCTAGATTATGAACAAAAAAAACCCGCTTAGAGAAGCGGGAAGAAAGTTGGCAACCAAGGCTGTAACGAAAGGAAGGTGCACCTAATAGTCCGAGCTACCGATTTACCAGGAAAGCCTTCTTTTTTTACCGTTACGTTCGTTAACCATAGCCTGACAGACAAAAAGAGCAAGGCTTTTGTCATTACAGTCACTATGTTAAGGCATTAGTGTGGTGCCGGGTGCCTCCCGGTGAGCATGCCCCAGTCGGCATGGCCCGCGCTGCATTTACAGGTTTCTGTAACTGACTGGTCGCCCCTCCGCATAGGGGGATTCACCACCTCGATAATTTATGATGCAAACATTCAAAGTGTCAATATCTGACCATACCGCCAGCGCCTCTGCCATAATATAAGCCAACAACGCCCACTTAAATTGTATGCATTCTAATACTTAAAGCTATTGCGAAGCCCTGACTCAATGTAGCACTCACTGATATCAGGTAAATACGAGGTAAGTAAAATGCTATCTACTGATAACCAAAGAATTTCAGAGATTTTTGAACGTTTGGCAGAAATAGCAGCTAAAACTGCTGAATTAACAAGCAACCCTAATCTATCCCCTGCTCAAAAGCAGGCAGCATGTGACAGTTACTTTAGCGAACATGATCAGTTAACAACCGAAGCCCTAGAGATCTTCAAAAAAATCACTAAAAATCCTCAGTGAATGCTGAAGCATGTGAGATTGCGTATGCAATACGACGATATGACAGGGGTATTGATGCAGCGCATCTCGCGAATACCCCTGTCGTATCGCCGGAAAGCAAAAACCCCGCACGGGCGGGGTTTTCGTTATATTCAGATTGTCGCTTTTTGTCGCTGCCGAGTGGCGCAGCTCTGCCAAGCATGAGGGAATTATCTAACTTTCTGGCCCATTTTCAATACCAAAAAGGCAACATAGCACTTTTTGCTAATCCGCATGAATCGCCTTATGAACAGAAAGGAAAGCTTTTGCTCTGAATATTTCAAGACACCAGCGCACTCTTTTCCGGGCCTCACTGTCTGTTAACCATGGCGCCACCAGCTGTATTTCCCGTGTTATGTCTGAGATTTTTTTGCGGGTGGTGTAATAGTTAACGCCAACGAGATAAACAGGATCACCCGTTTCAAATATCGCCAGTACACATCGTTCAACAAATTCAACATCATCCTCAGTGATCGCAGCGTCAATGGCGACAGTTGCAGGTTTTGGCCACAAAATGGCATGCGCCCTGCTTAGTGCCTGCCGCCCGCGATAGCCTTCACTCCTTGCCTGCTCGATTGCTGCCGTAAAGCGCTCTAGTGCTCTATCTGACCAGTGATCACCCTTCATACCTCGCCAGCATGAATGTCCTGATGGTTTGCGCGGGGCCGCACCTCCTCTCATACCTTCTCCCCATACAGTAAGCAGAGATTTTATCCAGGCGGACTGAATGCCATTAAGGGGAGTGAATCGGCCCAGCCAGCTTTTGCGCGGGGCGGCGGCCACTTTTTCTAATCCTGCACGGTGTAGACGGCGTTGACGTGGTGTCATTCTGTTCTTCTCCTTACTACGCCAGAACGCCGAGCGCGTATGCCCGGTCCAGCAATTTAATAATTAATACCGGCTGGGTGCCGTATTCACGCTCAAAAGCGGCAGGGTCATGATGCAAAGTGCGGTGGTGCTTGCGGCATAATGGGATCGTAAAAATATCGTGGGCCTTGGTGCCTACGCCGCCCTGCCCCCAGCCAATAAGATGATGTGCATCATCTGCAGGCTGCCCACAGCACATACACGGCTGTTTTTTAACCCATGAGATAAAGTCAGCTGATAACCATCGGCTCCGCTTAGGTCTCGCGAATAGTGTCGCCGGTGCAACAGGATCGACGTTCACTGGAACCAGAGGTTTGCCCGGCGTTGTTTTTGCCGTTGGCCTGATTGCTTTTTCGATACGGGGAGAAAGAATGCTGGTGGCCGGTACCGACGGAACAATCTCACTCTCCCTGTAAACCGATTTAATCCCATCGTCTTTAATACGCAGGGATCGGCGCGCCATTTCTTCTGTAATTTCATCGCCAATACCGGCGCCTACCGCCCACCAGCATAGCTCCGCCAGTGACAATGAGCGCTGAGCGTCCAGACCAAGCGCGATGCGGGCAGTGTCGATTACCCAGTCAGCGTTGTTAACACCTACCAGTTGATCGAGGGTTTGTTCCGTTTGGTTTTTCAGCTCATTATCACAGTGCCAGCATGCGATTATTACACCCGTCGAATGGCGAAACGGGACGAGCTCACGGTGATGGTAATCGGAATGTGTCCACTGACAGTTTTTAACCTGCCGGCGCAACCATGACTCGAGGGCACTAACCCCACCAGCTGCAGTGATAACTGCCTTCTTCATGAAAAAAGGTCTGATCCCCATATCATCCCGCAACGGCTGCCGGGCATCAGGAAGACGTCCACTGGGTATCTTTTTCATGCTTGCTGGCGGTATTTCAACAAGAACTCGGCCAGCACCGAATAACGGCATTAATTCACTACCCGGCTTAAGCAGCACAATTCCAAGATGGCGTGCAATATCCACGTTAAGCAAAGCTCGCATCAGTCCCTCCACATCTTCTGTATGTAGGTCCTGTCAATCCGTGGCGGCTTCTTCGATTCCGGCAACAGCACGCGGATCTCCCACGATGCAAAGTCTCTGGACAAGCTTTTCTCAACCACACAGTTATTTTTACGGTATCGCTCCACCAGCTCTGTAGCCTCAGCCTCTGACAGTTGCTCGTGTAAAAACCAACTTTTCTTCATGGCTGATCACCGAACAGTCGCAAAAACTCAATCGCTCTTTCACGCGCACCGGGTTCTTCAGCGATCATTTCCTGCAGCAGCTGCACGGCGAGCATAGGCTCCTTACGCCCGACGATGGAAATTCCTCTGGAGACACGGCGAGAGAGTTTTATAAAATTTTTTCTCTCTAACGCACGCAGATGCAACAGGACAGCGTTAGACGAGCTAACGCCGAGCATATCGGCCAGCTCAGATAGCGTAGGTGGGTAGCCATGCTGATTGATGTAGGCGACCAGCAGATCGAAAACTTCCTGCTGTCGAAAAGTGAGTTTCGAAGACGAGAGTAAACAGGCGCTCGTTGAAGGAGCACCAGTCAGATGGGATTTTGATACTTCGGTTGTTTGCGTCATGGCTTCTCTCCGTGACGCAGCAGGTATAGGTTGTTCAGGCCTATGACGGGATTGTAACAGAACCAGGGGGAACCTGGTAACCAACTCCAGACTTAGCCTTTTCAATCATCTGTGAAAAAAGAGAGAGAGTCCCCACGATCTCATCCGGCTGCAAAGGCATAAACGAAACAGTGTCGCCGCGCCGGTACATTAAAGCGCGCTCACACACAGGAAAGGATGTAAGACGAGCAACGATCACCCCATCGTCGCATCTGATAATTGCATAGCCGGTGTTCGGCATTTCTTGTTTTTTACTCACAGCAAAATCCTCAAAATAAACCAGGCAAGCCACTGGACCTCAACTTAACAGAACCAGTCATCAGCACTTTCCCAGGTGTCCTGCAGGATTTCCTCAATACGTTTTTTATCTCCGTCCATTCCACCAAGCACGGTCAACCCATCAGAGCTGGTCCGACGAATCACAAGACTGCAGTTATTAAAGTTTTGATCCAATCGCCGCAGTAGCTCCTTCTCCAGAGCAGGCACAGCGCCATCCGGCAATTTTTTTTGGCGATCAATTGTGATTTCCACTTTCATAACTAGCTCCTCACGCAAGTACTGTATAAATAAACAGTATACTCGTTAGGTGAAATGTTCAAGCGTTTAATGCCACTTTTCGCTAACCCATGCTCATGTTTAGATTGATCTTTTCTTCTCAAAGGACGAAATCCGCTATCACAGGGATACAGTCATTTTTGTGGTGATCAACACCTTTGATAAGAAACGTTGCTACCTCTGGCGCTCCAGATTCCGCTCTTGGCACAGAGCGGACAATCTGAATGAGATGAAGGTCTGCTTCGAGCGAAAAGCGGACAGTGATGACAGCATTCTTTTTGAATCAATGGCGGGGCAGATGGTAATGACACAGGCTTTATGGACTGGTAATGGTCGCTCTGAAAGCGATCATTCCTGCAATCCCGCGTCTTCTTGTTCCGGAAAGCGGTTTTATAAGCGTGTGTGGTTTGTGTCAAGCATCTCAACGAAAATCGTTCATGAGACCGATGATTAAGTGACGTCGCACACAATGAACGCCTCGGCTCGCTGACCAGCCTGAATATCTGTCGACTGCGTTAACCGGCAGAGCGCGGCTCCGCCGGGCCGCAAAAAGTGGTGTTTCAGGCCTGAAGACCATGGTCTGATAGAAAACAAAGGGGACGAATATTAAATCAGTACCTCTCGCAGTCTGATGGGGGCGTCTCCCCTTGGAAATACACTGGCGCTCAGACTATATGAGCCTGCCGGATCCCCTCCAAGTATAATCATTACAGGCTCCAAGCACTGGTAGTCAGGGTTCGCTGCAATGCTTGTCATGGATCTGAAGTCATCACCACTTGGCTCGGGTGAGCCTCCTGGATGAAAATGCCACTCACCAACATAATACAATCCCGTTTTCCATCGGGCATGAAGTAATGGCCTCAGCCCTCTGACGCCCCGTTGAAATGTCGTCCGGCCAGCGAGTGAATCCGCTGGACGAGTCGTGGATTCCACGATCATTGCCGTAGAACTGTCTTCGCTGTATGAGCCAATCAGAATGCCACCTGTTTCATTTACGCCAGCTTTAAGACATTCGGAAACCATCTGCTCAATGGCTGAGGAGCTAATGACGACCGTATAAAGAGCTCCCTCACTTGAAAAAGTCACATCTTTAATACTCATGCGGCTCTCTCTCGACAGTGCCATCAGGCATCTGCTTAAAATATTCATAGATTCTCCCTGGCGCACTGACAACCCGGCAAATGAATTTTGTACCGACGGCCGCCCATAACTGTACGTCATCGGCACGGGCCGGAAATACAGGATGCCAGCACCCGATACCTTCTATTCTCGCCTCATCCATGTCGATCTCAGGTGACGCCGAGGCGTCGAAGCGGCTGGAAGCATCCGTCACCGGAAAAGTTGTTTCACTGGCAGCAAACGCAAATAAACCTTCAGCCCGCCATGTCATAGCCAGGCTGATAAATATTTTTTCACTTTGCCAGTCAAATGCCGCCAATGACTTAAGAACACCATCATCACCGGTACAATCAATGATCACGTCATACTGACGCAGTGAGTTTTTTGTGACCTCACTCTCAGGGGGAAACGCGCAGCTGAATGAACGTGCACTTGCGTCAGGCAGAATACGATTCAGATGTTCAACCAGCGCGGCCGCTTTGTTATGGCCAACTGACGTCATTGTCAGGGCGTGACGGCTCAGATTTCCGGTCTGTAGAAGGTCTGCGTCCAGAATGCCCTGGCTGACAACACCTATGCGCATCAGGTTTTCTGCAATCATGCTACCCAGTGAGCCTGCACCGATTATCAGCACCTTTTTGCTGCGAATGTCGTTGGCCGCTTCGCCACGTGTTCTGAGCTGGTCGGCAGCCCAATTCTGCGTCCTCACCCACTTGATGGGCTCCTGTGAAAGTGGCTGTTCGCGATCCCAAGTTCTACGATTCCGTTCCGTTGGACGGAATCCGGGGCGTTTTGTCATTGTATTACTGAGACCGGCCAGACGCAGTGCCAGCCAGTGAATTCGCGCTGGCTCATCTCCAATTTTGTTTTCCAGCGGAAAACCCAGCAAGAGTAATCCGGGCGCGCGTTGCTTGCGCAGGGCTCTGACAGAACGCCCAATATCTGAAAAGAGGTCCGGCAGTGATAACCCGCATTGTGCGAAGCAATTGCTGAGCTCCTGCCAGGTCTTGGGTGCCTGCCAAGGAGCCAGAACTGGGAGGGTAGGCAAAACAGACCACACTGCATTCGTAGTTCTCGCGCCTTTGCGCATGAACGAGGACCATTTGGTTGTCCGGATTAGCTTTCCTTTGTTATCAAAAAACTCACGCAAAAAGCGGGCACCGCGCGCACCGGGCAATCCAGTGCTGCTTGCATACCCCCATTCTCCTGTTTTCGATGCCCAGAAGGGGAGATCATCAATCTGTTCGCTAAAACCAATCACGGTAAAGGGTGACTGATCGGGGAAGGCGGGGAGTTCAACAGCATCCCCGGTTGTGGTCAGTTTTTCCTGTGCAGCGGCGTCAATCCAGAGCAGCAGCCTACTGAGTCGCCAGCTGATTCTGTCGAGTAGTGCTTCGGGTTCCAGCCCCCATAAGTTACGACCAAATACGGCGGGCGTATTCTCAAGGCACGGATTTCCTGAGGTCCATTCACGGGTAGACGCATCCGAAAAGTTGTAGTTTTGGTGCTGGAACGTGGCTGAAATACCTTCCGATTTATCGGGATAAACCTCTATGCGTATCAGGGTCTCTTCCTGCCAGAGGACCAGATGCCAGACGCTGTTGTCTGGCATGAACCTAGAACCGGGTACGGAAAGCTCGGCGGTGAATTTTAGAGACCATCTTTTGTCAGCAGAGAGCGCCCAGGCATTGTTCGTCTGCATCCTAGGATCATTATTGATCAGGGTGAGCGCTGCCTGCAGCTCTCTTGGCACTTGCTGAACGACTGTACTCAAGCGAAGCGTCCGGTTTTCTGTGGTTCTGCTGGTTTACTTGGCGTTGTAAATCCACCGTTGCGATCACCGCCCTGAGGGCCGGGTAAAGGAAACTTGGATCCGAACAGTTGGCGCCAGAGTTGTGCGCTTTCCTGAGGATCCTCAGACGCCAGCGCGTTACGGGCAATTTCCGCCGCACCCGCAATACCCTCATAAAATGAACAGAAATCTTCGGCTGTTAAGCGCGCCATCACGTCATGCTCTGCAACCCCGTGATCTGACAACCACGGCTTACTTTTCTGATTGTAAATGGCTGCCCAGCGCAATAAAAAAGTGTCCATCAGTTGAATAAGCCCTTGGGCCATTGATGTGGTGCCATTATCCAGCGCGTTTCCAATCAGATGCTCCAGCGGATAGCCTTTAGGATATTTCGGTAGGTCTTCGCTGTTCTGCTGTCGCCACCATTTCACCGCCCTGACAAGGTTGATGTAGTGACCGTTGCAAAGACGGTTTTTCTCGGCGGTCCATCTGATCTGCGCGAGTGGATGTGTCCGGCCCCACTCACTCTTTTCTCTGTCAGGAAGCACTAACGGGTGCGCTTTCCATTCTGAAGCGGGGGCGTCCTCTACTTGCGCACTGTTACTCTCAGACAACCATCCCGTATTGGGGATCCAACTTTTATTCAGGCGCCAGTCAGTTTGCTCTTCCAGAGAGTTAACAGTCAGAACTGACTCTGATTTATAGAGCTGCTCAAGATGGCTTTTTTCTGCCCCTGACTCTGGGATGGCGGTGATCACTAGGTCCAGTTCGACATAGGAGAGGGTAATACCAAAAGAGCGCCCCTGAGTTTCCCATTTACCCGGGTAATACTTTTCGAGGAATGGGATGAACAGGTCCATTGCATCAGTGGGAGACATCCGGGTATGGTCAAGATTGGTCACCACGACAATATCAACATCAGGGCGCTTATCGCCGAGCGGACGGATTGCTGTTGAACGACGAATGCTGCCCTGCAGGAACGTTGATACGACAATTTCCTTGAGTGGTTCGAAATTCTTCAGGCGCTCGCGCAGTGTCCTTGCACCACTTTTCCAGTCTTCCTTCTGTGTATCAGTCGGCCTGATATTTGCTAAAAATTCGTTGAACTGAGGTTGAAGTTCCATGGTGATTAAACCTTAAATGAAGGAAGGTAGGAGCCATCTCGTTGGCGTTGAAAGTCAAACTCATAAAAGACACATGTCCCCAGAAAATCCGTGTGCTGGCCAAGATAAAAATTAACGGCATTTGGCGCAGCGCTGAAAATATGCAAGCTTGCCTCAACCGGTAAATCTGCATCCGTGACTACATCGGACACCTGTTCGGCAAGCGCTACGGCATGTGAACCGTTTTTCACAGATCGTTGCCCGTGCCCGTTTGCGGGGGTTAAGTGAATGATACGTCCTATGTCAGGCTGATTTTCGAGTATGTATGCGCGCGCTTTTGGCAGCGCATTTCTCGCGATGCTGAGCACTACAGCGACATCGCTTCCGGTTCCGACAGTCTCGGTTTCGATAATCGCATCAGGTTCATCCTGCGATTCGTTCTCAGACCAGATGGAGTCGCCCATTCTCCCTTTCTGGACCAGTTCGATTTCTACGCCTGACTTGTGACCAAGACATTTGCCAGCAAGCATTGCAATGGAGCTGTGGGTATTTAGATACAGCCGAACTTTACGCTCCGTCTGCCTTATACCTGTGAGGAAGGTTTCTACTTGGGGCTTAATAACATTATTCCATTCAATGCCCGGGGAGGGAAATCGACCTTCGAAGAGAGAAAGCAGGGAGAGTGTGTGTTCCGGAAGCGCATCCATGATGTCCAGTGGCCCATCGCTGAAAGAGCGTAGCGCAACATTTCTGAAGCTTTCAGGTGCTTCCGATCTGATCCAGTTCTCTTCCTCGCAAAGGGCTGTGAATTGCTCTCGGGTAAAGCGATAACGTTCCTGACTGCGTAAGGCACGCGCAGCGCCATCGAAACGGAAGTCCGAACTTGTTTCGCAGGTTATCAAACCAATGATCTGGAAGCAGGTATTAACTTTTTCACGCATCGCTTCAAGCGTGGGCTGTGACTGCTGAATGTGAAAACCAGAAAGCACCTGCTCCAGCTCCTGGTCTGTGGAAAGCTTAAGATGTTGGCGCCAGAGCTTGCGAACCTTTCCCTTACGGCTCCTGTCGGTCGTGCCATCAAACAACTTATCGAGTCGTATTGAGCCATCCACATTGCTGATTATTTCACCAAGCGGGTCCTCATCGATAATTCGATCTGTCGTGACAAGATGAAAAGCAGAGTTGACAGGCTCAGTTCCTTTTGCCTGTTTTAGCCTTTCAAGGATCGAGAAGGTTTCAGCACCGATGAATGCGGGGTCAATCAGGTCCTCGAATCCGAAGCTAGCGGCTTGTGTAACGTGAAACTTGATTTGATAGTAATCGGCCTGAATCCGATCGGGCCCGGTGCTGCGGCGGGGGGGGTTATAACGCGTAATCACGTCATCAAAGGCTTTAGGGCCATCGGCTTCATAGGAAACTTCTACGACGAAATCTTGTTGGGGATTTTTAAGCCGGGATGCCTCAATCCAGAAATACCGAGCCTGGTAATCATGACCGTGCCAATTAGCCAATACAGAAGTCGCCATGAGATTCCTCCCAGATAACAGTAATATTTTGAAACTATCACGTCAGAGGATACTGTTCAAGAAAACAGTGTTTATTGCAGACCCTGGAATTCATTAACAACTCATTTTTATTTAAGTTATTGATATTAATATTAAATAAAAGGTTAAAAAATAATATCAATCAGACTTCTGTTGAACTGAAGAACAAAATTTTTTAATTCCCAGACGATCCCTGAAAAAGAGCATTCAACTGCAGACTTCTGTAGGATGATCAACTATTGAACAAAATGACATTGATCAAAGGTGTGATTATTGACTGTGTATTCAAGGCACAAGAGTCATCACAGTCATCATAACTAGTGCCTCCTTCGACTCGCCAGCGTTGCCGGGTTGTCAGCCCGACAGCAGTAACCGGCAGGCCGGTAAGCTTCGCCGACTCACTAGAAGCAGCATTTCGGAACTGTCGACTGGGGTCTGATGTAAAAAATTAAACACTAAGGATCAAGGATGGTTCGCTCTGAGCGAGGAATGGATGACATGCTCCCGGCAAACTAACATGGCACGATGTAAGCAAGTTCTGCTTCTGGCACTCAGCGGACATCTCAGCTTTGCCTCACCCCGGAATAATTAAACTTAGCTTTGACATCCCGTACCAGCTGCTGTTGATTCTATTTAAGGCATATTCACCACCTCGCCACATTGCGCAGGCAGCGGTTACGCATTCTGGCAAGCAACCAGAGTTCGTTTGCTGTTGTAGCCATCCCAAGCATCGAGGTGTAAACAGTCGCAGCCCGGCGCCACAGCTTTTTGTCTTCCAGCATCTTCGCCAGTGACAGTGCGTCCTGGACTTTTTTCACATCTTCTTCAGATAATTGTGTTGCAGCCTGCGGCAGGGCAACATCGGGAACCTCAACGCCTGCACCCACTCGATAGACGTACTGGCAGCCGTTATGGGTACGATGGAGTTTTCCCGCGGCATGTAGCTGCCGCAGCAAGTTACCTGCTGTACTGGCTTGCAAGTCCAGCGCATCACAGACATCCTGCAGGACGCATTCTGGCGTCCGGCTAACGATGGCAAGCACCATCTGCGCTTTGGTTACTTTGGTTTTTGATTGTTTGGTCATGATCAAAACTCGTTTACTTGGTTAAACCTGCAGCCTTGCGGCGTTTGTACTCTCCCATCAGAATCTGCGCTGGCGTCGGCCCTGCTGGATGCCTCGGTGCTGCCAACTGCCGACGAATCGGGGGAATCGAAAACCCGTTAGCCATGTGTTTGGTCCATTTCGTGAGTAAGTTTTCTGCCAGTTTTTTCAGCTCTCCCTCCGTCAGGTTCCTCTCAACTCCAGTTCTGCGCATCTCAATGCAAATGTGATACAGAACATCCTGTTTCCATGGGTATTTGTCGCTTCCCGAATATCGGTAAGACTCGTTTCTCCAGCGTTTGTACTCCGCCATCACTGCATCGGATGTCAGACTGAATGGGTTAGCACCGCTGGCAGATACCAGCGCAACGAACTCAGCGAGATCCGGCGGCCATGTGCTGCCCGCGGCGCAACGCTCCATGCACTGCCGGCAAACCAGCGTAATCTGGGCTTCACTCATCGACCCAATCTGAGCGATCCAGAGCTCTGATGGTTCCTCTCCGTTCTTCAGGATCCATCGGTTCGAAAAGATTTCGCCCATCACTTCCCATAGGCGCCACGCCGTTTCTACGGCCGTCTGTTCCTGCAACTCGCAACCGTTGCTCACGGGCGGCTCGAATCTGTTGAACAGCTCTGGATGCTGCTGGCTCTGCTCGTACTCCCACATGATCGTTACTCCCGTTCGCTGGTTTTTTCTGGCGGACTTCCGCACGGTTAAGATGTCTTGCTAGTTTTTGCTCCCACTGGACCTGGTGAAACGCCCTGCCTTCAACCTGCCAGTACGCGATGAAGCTGCTTAACTCGGCAGCAAGATTTATCCCCGGTCTTAATGGCATTCCCCAAATCGTTGCCAGTCGGGGAAAATCCTCGGAAGGTTTCCACCCGAAATACATCGCAAATTTTCCGAATGCTTGTGTTTCACCAGGAACTATTCCCGGTTGATTCGGATAGTCAGGCAGAACTGGTTCGACCAGAACCCTATATGTGGGGGTTATATCTTTTGGTTCCTCTGGTAGATTCCGGATCCCGTTTTTGGGATCGTTTGACGGAAAAAACGGGATCGTTTGGTTGTTTTGCGTACAGGGAACAGTCCCGTTTTCGGGTGCCTTTTCAGCTGTAACAACCCCGTTTTCGGGAATGTTTAAACGATCCCGTTTTTGGTAATGTTCCCGTTTTTGGGTGTGTTCAATTTCAGCAACGCTTTCTTCCACACCAAGAAGTCGGTAAACCGGGATTTGTTTAGTCTTTCCACGCCGTTCACCTGTATCTTCAATAAGCCCGATCGAAATCAGATACTGCAGGCTCGACTGGACCGTTTTCTTATCCAGCTCAGTTGCTTCTGCCAGCGCAGGAATGGATGGAAAAGCACAGAGATCAGCTCCGCACATGTCGGCCATCCAGGTCAGAACAGCTTTTGCAGAGGACTTCCCTGTCTTGACTTTTTTGGCCCATCGCATTGCGTCAATGCTCATGAAGCCCCCCTATTTTCTGTACGGTACTCATTGTCAAAACTCGATTAAAAAAACTGTGGCGCTACGGCGCTTATGCTCGCCAGTAGTGGTCCCGCCGCATCTGCAGGAAGCATGTTAAAAAGTGCAATTGCTGCCTCCCGAATTTCACGCTCTAACTTTTGCAACGGAGCGCCAAGCAATTTTGCCTGGTGCGCTTCGCTACACTCTTTGATTGCTTGAGCCACCAGCTCGCTTTCAGTCAATCCACGTTTCAATCCGTGTTTGCGCGCAATCTCAATAGGCATTGCATCAGCGATCGCTCCTGAAAGCTGCATGACGTAACTGGCGTACTTATCTGAACCGGATTCGTTTTTCAGGTAGCGGTACAGATTCTGTTTATTGACGTTAATTCCGCGCCCGTTTTGTTTTCTCCATTGCTCAGCCACCAGCTGCGCGATGTGGTCCTGTGCACGTCCAGGTAAAGTCGACTCCCATTCCTGAACGGCAGCAAAAATTGCTCTACTTTTCATCCGAGCCCGGCGTAGACCGGAAAACTGATTTTCTGAGTTCAGTTGCAGCCCCATTACCGGGTTATGATTTTTAAAAGAGATGGTTTGCATGGTTAAGCCTGCCTCCCACTCAGTTCTTTATCAGTCGGGAAGACGCTATCAAGCGAACATTCAGCTCCTAGTTTGTTAAGTGCATCCACAATAGAACGGCACTCCGTCAATCCAGGTTCGCGAAGGTTGGCCTCATAATTTGATAGACGCGAACGACCCCAATTGAGAGTTTTTGCAAGCTGTGCTTGAGAGATGCCCAGCTTTTGACGCTCAGAAGCAATGTTGTTCACTTGATTTCTCCTTGCTATTTGATGCAACTAATTTAGTCACAATACGTGTCTATTGTCAATCTCAAAACGTGATCAATACGATGCCACAAAGCGTGGTAACATTTTGCATATGAAAAGCATGTCTGAAGTTGTCGGCGAGAGACTTAAAGCTCTTCGCGAAAGGAAAAAATTAAGCCAAGCGCAACTTTCTAAGCTGTGCGGCTGGGCTACGGCCTCACGCGTTGGTAACTATGAGCTAGGCGTGAGAAACATAGGTATCGACGATGCTGTTGTCTTGGCGAGAGTGCTGGACACTACCCCGAGTTATCTTCTTTTTGGTGATGAACTTAATAAAGGACAAGAACTCCCCCCAAAACAACGCAGGATGCTTCATCTTTTCAATCAGTTACCTGATACTGAGCAAGACAGAATGCTAGATCTCTTCGAAGTTCGTTTAAAAGAGATTGATGAATACGTTGAGCGATACCTCCAAGGCAGATTCAAGAAAGACTCCGAATAACTTTGATAAAGCCAGCTAGATGCTGGTTTTATTTTATCCCCACTGGACACATATTGTGTATTGACAAAACAACACATATCGTGACTATAATAATCACACAGAAACACGTCATCGAGGCAGGAAGCCCACGAAGTAGCTGCCGGCGGCATACGAAACACCGGATGAGATGACGACAAGAAGAATTCGCAGCAGGTTTAAACGTTCCGCTGGCCAGCGTTACAGGCTCACTGAGGGGACTGAGATATGTCTGACAACCCATTAACGAAACAACTAGCTTATGAAGCGTGTATGAACATCTTCTATGGCGAGAAAGTTAGTAAACATTTTGGCGATCGTTTGCTTGAAGGGTTTGGCCCATCTTTAGCACGTGTTGCAGAGCAAACAACTGTCGATGGTCACAACAGAGACGTGGTTTTAGATGCAGTGACAACCACTGCCAAAGCAATGGTTACTGGCATGAGAGCAGTTTTAAAAGAAATTAATTCTTCTCGAATGAACGACCAACAATCTTTTTCAGTTCAGATGGAGAAAGCTCACTTAAATCAGCAAACTTCGCGATAGGTATATCTGAGGATTAACAATGAAAGTTCAGATACTGAACAAAAATGGCGAAATAGTGTGGTCGCACGATGTTGCCGCCCAGATTAACCAGAGCGGCGATTCATGGCGTAACGGTAATCATGAATTTATGGCTGGGGTCACATTCTCGCTGCGACGCGCTCTTGAGCAAGCAGAAGTGTTACCGGAAGAAAACAGTTGGATATGGCCTTTTTCAATCATACAAGGATCTAGCAAGCAATTTCAGCAAGTTGCTCGACAAGTCGCTCTCGAAGCGCCTCTGAGAGTTGCATGCGAACTTTGTCAGGCATGTCATCAGCATCGCAATAACAGCACCGATCAATCATGTCGAAAGCAGACTTGTAAAAATTTTGCTGCTGCTGATCGGTAAGACTGTTGAACAAAGAGGTCATCACGATTTTGTTCAGGGCGTAATTTAGCTCTTTTTCATCAAATGTCATTTTGTTTTCCTTCTGTGTTTGGGAGCTATGAAGGATACCACCGAGCCTGAAGTGGTGAAAAGACAGGCATCACGACTAGTAGGTTTTGCAATGCGGTGAATGCGGCTATGCGCACGCGGCACAGTTAAAAAATAAACATGGCGGTTATTCACATGTTGTGGGGAAAAAGTTGTCGGCGGTAGTTGTTAACTGGCTGCCGTCACCGGGAGGCACCCGGCGCCGCATTGCAAAACTACATGCTAATACTGAGTTAACTGGAGATAACTATGAAGGATTTTGCCCGAGTACCTACCGGCAACCAGGCGACCCGCCTGAACTGGTTCGAGGTGAGACTACGCCAGCTGTGTTACTTACTGGCGCAGAAAGGAAACCCTGAGGCTGAGGCATGAATACCCTGTTTGCCCTTGTCATCAGCGTATGTGCTCTCAGTGGTGAATGCTCTGATGTTCTGATCGGTGTTTATCCATCAGAGGTCAGTTGCAACAGCAACGCTGATGAACAAAAAGTACAGGGCCAGTGCCTCCCCTACCGAAATACACAAAACATGGCTGACGACCAACAGCCTGCAGTGAGTTTTTGAATCGAGTTTTGACCAATGGCCGTTACGGCCGGAGAAGTGATTATGGAATTTGGAATGAAACGCGTTCTGGCATCTGTCCAGGCCGCCGCCACTTTGAATAAGCTCTATGACGGCTCGCCCGTTTCACTGACGGCCATCAGCAAAGAGTCAAAGCTGTCTACTTCATACCTTGAGCAAATCTTCAAAAAGCTGCGGGCGGGTAACCTGGTTATTTCACAGCGTGGCCCAGGTGGTGGTTATAGCCCCCGCGGCGATGACATCACCGTTACAGAAGTGATCACAGCAGTATCCAAACTGCCAGCCCATAAAACTTTTGAGCCTATCCTGCGAGCGCTTGACGACGTTCGCGTATCACAGCTGCTACGGGGCGATTCGCCAGCCCCATAAAGCACAAAACCCGCGCAAGGCGGGTTAAGTACCCGGTCAGCCGACCAAAGCTTTCCGGAATCGAGTTTTGACCAATGACCACCACCAGGGCGGCTGCCATCAGCTGCCGGGTATCTTACAATCCAAAGGAGCCCAAACGCAATGAACAACTACCCGTATCTCATTAAAGCTAAGGCAAAAGCAAACGAAGCGAAAAGTCTCTTCTGCTGGTTCTCTGCTAAATCCGATTCTCGCGCCGAGCGCAAAATTCGATAACTCTATTCAGCGTTCTTCTTACGATTGCATTGCTGAAGATTATCCGTGGGAATACTGGAACGATCGGGACGTGCGAACAATGGTAGAGCTCGGCCAGGCCATTAGCTTCGACCCCAAAACAACGATCCCGTTTGAAGGCGATCGTCACAATGCCCTCGCTGATGCTATTCATAAGGCCCGCTATGTATCAGCAATCTGGCAGCGAATAATTGCGAGCAATCTGGTACTCCAAAAATTGATACAAAACTGATTTTTTATTTTCAGATGCTGGCCTAGCAATGGGCCATAATGAGGTAAAACATATGCTCCAGATGTTAACCCTTGAAGAGTGGGCAAACGAGAAATACAGAAGCAATCCGCCAAGTGTTTCCACTCTCAGGAATTATGCTAAACAGAATATGTTTTCTCCCCCAGCCAAAAAAGAAGGTCGATTCTGGCGCGTCAGGGAGGATGCTGAGTTGGTTGGTACATTGACCACTCCTGTAGTAAAGAAAAGCGACCCTGTTCTTTTGCAGAGGATTTTGAACGATGGCTGCCAGACCACGTAAAAATAATATATCAATTCCAAATTTATACCCGCTCTTCAGTAGAAAGGTTAATAAAGTATACTGGCGTTATAAGCACCCGATAACTGGTAAGTTTCATAGTCTAGGAACAGACGAAGCAGAGGCCTCGGCAATAGCTATTGAAGCAAATAAAAGACTGGCGGAACAACAAACCCGCCAGATAATGGCAATCACTGACAGAATTTCCACCAGCACAGGAAAAGCAATATCAACTAACACCTGGCTTGAGCGCTACTGGAAGATTCAGCAGGAAAGATTAAAGTCCGGAGATATTAAAGAAAACACTATCAAACAAAAAGCAAAACCAGTATCTCTGCTTAAGGAACGGGTAGGAATGAAATTAATATCCGCTGTCAATGTTCGAGATGTTGCGCAAATTCTTGATGAATATTTAGCGGAGGGACAACCCAGAATGGCTCAGGTCATTCGCTCTGTCCTAATAGATGTTTTTAAAGAAGCTCAGCATGCGGGTGAAGTACCTCCTGGTTATAACCCTGCACTAGCAACTAAACAACCTCGTAGAAAGATCACTCGCCAGCGCCTCACTCTGGAGGAATGGCAAAAGATTTTTGATATAGCAGATGAAAATCACAAATACATGGGGAACGCCATGCTTTTAGCCATAGTAACAGGACAGCGACTAGGTGATATATCCCGTATGAAATTCTCGGACATCTGGGACGATCATCTACACGTTGAGCAAGAGAAAACCGGAAGCAAAATCGCTATACCATTAGCTCTGCGTTGCAACGCAATCAACTGGAGCCTCCGAGATGTAATCAGTCGTTGCCGGGATTATGCAGTAAGCCCTTATTTGGTTCATTTCTTTAGAACCACCTCACAGGCTGAGCGAGGAGCACAAGTGAAACCCAGAACACTGACCATGAATTTCAGCAAGGCAAGAGACAGTGCAGATATTGACTGGGGACAAGGTACACCGGCAACTTTCCATGAACAAAGATCACTTTCCGGGCGGTTGTATAAAGCCCAGGGCATAAACACGAAAGATTTACTTGGACATAAAACTCAACAACAAACGGATAGGTACCATGATGATCGAGGGAAGGGGTGGACAACTGTGGCCTTATGA